TTATGCCACGTCGATCCACTCAGCGCCTCGGCTGTCGCGGTACAGATCGGTCATTGTGGCCGAACGGTGACCGAGTAGTTTCTGGGCGTCACGGCCTTCGAGTTCGTGAAGTCGTGCGGCGAGGGATCGCTGTTCGTGAAAGGACGGTGGCTGGCGGCCGAAAGTTATGCCCAGCTTCACGCCGGCTTTGTCGCGCGCTTCAGCGAAGGCAGAGCTCAGCGTGTCCAGAACCAACGGCTGGCCCGCCTTTGCCCGGCCCGAAGCTTGTGCATGGTGCACCAGGTGTTGTGACAGAACGCGGTCGCGGCATTGCTTTATTACGGTAGACAGATCCAGTCCTACTGACTCGAGGCGAAGCGCGGTGCTGATCCGCAGCCTGGCCCCGGTCTTGGACTGAACGACATGCAGGAAGCCGTCGTGCACGTCCTTGAAAAGCATTGATGCAATATCGTCACGCCGCTGGCCGGTGAGCACCGCCAGCTCCATTGCCCTGCGAAGCCACGGTTTCGTGGCTTCCTCGTAGATCGCCTTCCACAGTTCCAGCGTCAGCCGTTCGCGCTTGATGTTCACCCGCGCCGCCTTGGTCACCTCGACCGGGTTGGCGTCTGCCCACCCCCGCGCCTGCGCCTCGGCGAACACGTCTCGCAACAGCGAACGCATTGCCCTGGCCATCTGCGCCTTTCCCTCTTTGGCCATGCCCGTCAGGTAATCGGCCACATCCATCGTTGTGATGTCCTTAATCCCCTTCGAGCCGAAGACTGCCGTCAGGCGGTTTAGCCGCATACCCACGTTTTTATTGCTGCTTGCCGACAGCTTCCGCTCGGCGAACAGCTCGCGGTATTCGTCCAGCCATTCCGAGAACAATTTGCCAGGCGCTGGCGCCGGAGTGCTGATGCGCTCAGCCAGCGTTGGTTTGATGGCGTCTGCGTGGTTGGCGGCGACGGCCTCTCGTATGGCCGCCTCCTTGTCCTTGCCCAGGCCGAATACGCGACCACTGATTGGGTCGCGGTAGGTGTAATAAGTGACGCCGTTGCGGGCGTCGGTCTTGCGGTAGAGATTGGGTGGGAGGTCCTTTGACCCGGTGTTACGCGGCCTGGGCGCCATGGCGGGCTCTCTCTATTCTGCTGATCAGGCTACCCCCTGTGATTCGGGCGGGCTGCTGCTCAGGGTCCTGATAATGTGCGTCCGATTCTACATAGTAGTTGCGGCCGTGCTTTACGGGTACAGGGTTGATTCGGCCCTCCCGTGCCCATTTGCGCAGGGTGTTGGGACTTGGTGGCGTTTTGAACTCGGCCGCCGCCCATTCATCTAGGGTGACTTTGCTCATGGATTCCTCCCGCCGGCAGTGGGCCGAGCTGTCTTGATGATGTGGATTGCCAGGCCGAAGGTGGTCAGCAGCCAGGTGCATGTGCCGGTGAAGGCGTAGATCAGTGCCTCGGTGGTGCCGGTGTACAGCAGGTCGAGTCCGAGCCAGCCGAACCAGCCGATGGTTCCTACCAGGTACAGCAAAGCGCCCAGCAGTATCAGGGTGAGTTTCATAGCGAACATGGGTTGTCCTTGCCGCGCTGGGCGGCAGAAGGTGGGCTGGGTTATTCGTCTTCGTAGTCAGGATCTTCATCATCGCCATGGCTGACGCTGATGGGCAGTTTGCCAAGGCGATCCATTGCCAGGACGAGCCCGATGCGCAAGCCCTTGGCCATATCTTTTGTCAGGGTGATGTCGACTGGATCATCGGTGCCCAGGGAAAGGGTCGTGCCTTCTTTGGAGTTGTCCGTAAGGATCTGCAGTTGATCGGTCTGCCGTTTATGCCAGGCAAGCAGCGCTTCGATCATTTCGCCGACATCCTGCGGTGCGCCTACTGAGCCCTCCAGCGCGCCTTTGACGAGTTTCTCCAGCTCCAATTTTTCATCTTTGGCGCGCTCGAGCTGGTCGTCGGCGGCGAACGGCCCGCCCACCATCGACCAGCTGCTGGCGAATACCTGGGCTTGTTCCATGATGGCTTTAACAGTTTTCTCAGACATGCGAATACCTCGCCCGCCGCTCACCGGCAGGCATGTAGGGGGATTGGGGTTAGGAGGTTGCTTTCAGGTAGCCGGTAATACGCTCGCGCCAGGTCAGGCGACGCGGCAGGTATTCGGTGTCATCGATCGCAACGACAACGTATGCACACCTGTCGAATGGCGCCTCACGCTGCTCCTTTAGCCAGCACGCTTCTTTGTTGGCATCCACCAGAGTGATCGACTGAAGTTCGTGCACTGTGAAGCCATTGCTGTGGACGTGCCAGCCATGGACGATGGCGATAAACCGGCTCATGGCCTCGGCCCCTTGTAGATGAAGACGTCGGCGAACCAGAGGGTGGCGATCATGGCTTTGCCTCCGCTCGCGATTTGTGCAGCTGCTGGATTCGGTAGTCTTCGGCGGTTCGGGAGCAGCCGCCACCCTGACAACCGTGCTCATGACAATCAGTCTTGTCGCAGATGGCGCGCATGCCGGTACCGCCGCAGTAGGAGCAGCTATCGCCGAAATGAGTCGGGCATGGATACACCTCGCCGGGCGCTCCATGCCGCTGAAGGCGAATCGGCAGCATCCCGGTGCCAGCGTCCGGTACGCTTCGCGGTGTGGCGATCATGGCGTCACCGCCAGCTTCTGCCATTCCTTGTAGTTGTCGGCGTACTCCCAGCAGTAAGTGGCCGGCCAGGCGCCTCGCGTGCCTTCCTTTACGATGTTGTAGTTCCAGCCCCCTTTGGTTGGTGTGGTCTTAATCCAAACGTGCTGCGGTCCGCCCAGGAACCACCCGTGGTACTGGGTAACTGCCTCAGTCATAAATTCGGTGAAGTCGTGGTGGCCTTTGCTCATAACGATGTAGGTGTCACTGCCTACGCTCTCCACGTCGAGCGGATACTTTTGTTCAGGCATACCGGTTCCTTGCCGCTATAGCGGCTGACTTTGAAGGGGGAGGGGTTACTTGCGGAGTATTCGGACTGCGGCGTCGTATTCGAGCGGATCCACGTTTGGGTACTCCTGAACGATTTCCATCAGGCGCTCGCGCTCTGGCGGTATCGATGGTGTTTTGCCTTCTGCTGGCTTGAAGAACTTGGCGATATCCCTTTCAAGATCCGCCCAGCCTCCGCCCTCGATCACTGCGCGGGCGCGTCTGAGCAGGTCGATTGCCTCATCATTCCGCTCATCAGCTGCGGTCAGGCGCTGTTGCAGGGCGTCACGCTCGGCGACAACGCGGTCGTAGGCCCAGTCCTTCGCAACACAGGTATCGTCCTGGTGCCAGCCTTCCTGAACCAACCTGCTTGGGTCGATCCAATATCGCTCGACTTCGCTCATACAGCCTCCCTCGTTACCAGATCATGGGCATTCACAACCGTCATGCCGAGGCGTTCGGCGATCAGGACTTCCAGGCGAGCACCCTTTGAATGCTCCCAGCCGGGCAGGGTGGCCACGGTGTCGCAGTCCATCAGGGCGGCAATGTCGCGGCGCATGCAGTCGTTCCAGGTGCCGCCATCGGGGTTGATCTCGGCGGGGTTGGTGACTGTGTGGCCGCTGGCGCGGAGGCTGGCGGTCATGCTGTGGAAGGTGGGGAAGTTCAGCCCGGGCAAGCCGCTCATAGGACCACTGAGATAGATGCGCTTCATGCTGCCTCCTTCGGCGTGTAGGTCAGCGTGCCGTCGAGGATCGCTTCCTTGATTGTGTTGAACTCCCAGGAGTAGTACTGGGATTCAACGTAGACACGCATGCCTTTGCGATAATCGTGCTTCTTGCGGCGGACGAACGCCTCGGCGGCGTCCTTGGTGAAGTGGGCGCTGATGTACTCCCACGCTTCGTGCCAGCCAGTCACGCTGTGTTCTTTCAGCTCTCCCAGCACGTACCACTGGTCTGACTCGTCAGCCTTCATGAATTGGCAGCTCGACCAATCCTGCATGGCCTTGTTGAGCGCTGCGCGCGCGTCATGATCCTGGTCTTCCCAGAACTCTTCCGGCGAAAACCATTCGCCCTCGTTGCAGTGGTCGAGCAGCACGCGGTTGTCGCTGTAGTCGGTGTCGATGCCATAGACGATGCGTCTTGCCTGAACAATGAAGATCGCGTCGGCGGTGCAGTGATCGTGCACCCCGGCGCCGACACAGTCATAGCGCAGGCGTTTTACGAAATCGGCCCAGGTCTCAGCGTCGAGGGTGCTGGCCGTGGCCAAGCTGCGCGCCGACTCGGCCGGTATGTTTTCTGTAGGCATGGGGAGTCCTTGCCGGGCCATTCCCGGGGTGTGGTGCTACGATGGCCCCTTCCTCTAAATGGGCAGGACCATGACAAAGCACGATATTTACGATGAGATCGAAGGCTTTCAGGTTTGGAACTACATGGAGTGCGACAAGGACGAGGAAGGCCGGGAGACCTGGCGTATCAACGTCGAGGTGAAGCGCGGTGGTGAGGTGGTAGTGCCGGTTGTTGCGGGTGACCGAACCTATGTTGACCGTGGCCTGGCGCAGGTGGCTGGGCGTGAGGTTGGGGCCAGGCTGATTGCTGAACGCGTTTAAGCAGCAACGGCCTGACGCTCAGCGATTCGCCACGGGTCGTTGGCCCGTGCCAGTGCAGCCATCGGCGGCGGGCTGACGCTGTTGCCGCACATGTGCACCTGCTGGGTCTTGGTGAACGGCTTGCCGTCGGCGCCGTGGTTGATGATGTAGTCGGCCGGGAAGCCTTGAGCCTTGTACAGCTCGGACGGCTTCAGCATCCGCAGGCAGATGTCGACGATTACGTAGGGGGTTCCCTTGACCATCACGGTGACCATGGCCAGGCGGTCCTTGGTGGTGATCGTTGGCGCGGGCGAGTCGCAGGCACTGATGTTCTCGGTGCCGTAGTAGCTGATAAGGAACGCGGCGACCCGAAGGGCACCGGCTTCGTGTTCTGGCGACAAAGTGAGCGACACCAGCGAGCTCTTGCCACCACCGCCTGCCGTGATGGTCGGCGCCGGATCTTCCAGGCCCTGGCCAACACTGCCGCCGAATGCCCGCTCCATGAATGCGCTGACCAGACCGTGGTGCTGGCCGCCGGCGCTGACGGTGTGCAGCGGGTCGTTCACGTCCCGTGCATCGCAGTTGCCGCGAAGGTGCACCAAGTGGGCAGTGGTCAGTGCGTGGTGTTGGCCGGTGGTCACGGTGGGAACAGGGCAGTCAAGGTCCGTTGGCGCGTGGCCGGTGGTGTTCGTCACCAGAGTGGCCGTCACCAACTGCTGCTGGCTGCCGGTGTTGGTCACCGTGGTCATGGGCTCATCCATGCCTTTGGCGTGGGTGGTGTTGAATCCGCCGTTGGCCTGGATCATCACCGCGGTGCTGACGGACTGGCCGCCGCCGCTGGCAGTAACGGTGCCGATCGGACCGTAGATGTCGTTCACCCCGTGGGAGCGACGCTTGTTTGCGCCAGAGCCCTCGCCGTGCCCAGCCTGGACGATGCAAGCTGAAGCCAGCGCGCGGTGGTTCTGGGTCATCAGCGTGCCCACCGGCTGGTCCATGCCCACCGGCTTGCCTGAGTACTCAGGGCCACCGGCCCCAACCATCAACGGGCTGATCAGCGTCAGCTCGCCGCGATTGGCGCAGGTCACCGTCGGCAGCGGATCGAGTGGGTCATTGATTCTGTCGCTGCCCTGGTGCGTTGCCGGGGCGATGATCGGACTGACCATCGAGAAGGCGCCGCCCTTCGGGTAGGAGGTGACGGTGCGCAGCGGCTCGTCGGCAGACTGCACTGCCTCGCCGGACCAATTGGCAATCGGCACAATGAACGGCGAGGCGCTATCGATGACGAACTTCTTCATGCCCTTGGCAACGCGGCGCAGGGTGGCCGGGGCCAGGTCTTTCTTGCGGCCGAAGATGCTTTTGCCTAGGTCGGTGAAGTCGATGCAGTCGGCGGCTGTTTTCCACTTCTGCTGGCCTTTGATGGGGTTCTTGGCGTGGGTCGCCTCCGGCCACACGATTGGCTGACCGTCGCACCGGGCGATCATAAACAGGCGCTCCCTGCTGGTCGGCGCGCCGAAGTCGCACGCCTTGATCACCTTCCACTCAACTACATAGCCCATGCCTTCCAGCAAGGCGACGAAGCGGCGCCAGGTGCGGCCACGCTGCTTTGGGTCTGGGATCAGGAACTGCTGACCAACCGGCACCACCTCGCCAGGTGCCGCGATATTGCCGTCAAGCTTCACCACTCGTCCGGTGACCTTGTCGCGCTTGGCGATCAAGCGGCCCCACTGCAGGATCTGCTTCACGTTCTCCAGGCTGATCACCCTGGGCCGCTTCATGCCTGCCCATTTGAGCCCGATCCATGAAAGGTTGCGGATCTCGCGCTTGCGCGGCTGTCCGCCTGCCGCTTGGCTGTGGTGCGTGCAGTCCGGTGACATGTGGAACCAGCCGACGGCCTTGCCCCCGCACTCGGTGTCCGGATCACCCTCGAACACGTCGGTGGTGAAGTGCTTGGCGCCTGGGTGATTCACGGTGTGCATGCTGATCGCTTGCGGGCTGTGGTTCTTCGCGACGTTTACCGCGCGGCCCAGGCCCATTTCCAGTCCGGTACCGGCGCCGCCACCACCACAGAAGAAGTCGACAACGATCTCATCGTCCTGAGGGTTGAAGCCGAGCCCGTATTGGGTTTTGAAATCGAAGGGGTGTTTCTTCTGTTGTGCGGACATAGGGGATCCTCGCCTGTGGCGTGATTCATGAGGGATTCAGGAGGGAGTGGTGTCTACAGCGAAACTTCGCCTGTATCGATCTTGCGAAGCTCCATCACCTCAATGCGGTTGGTGCCATCGGTGATCACCCAGCAAGGCAGCTCAAGGTTGCGGAAGGTGCCGTGGTAGTTCCGGTAAGCGCCAAGGGCTGCCTTCCGGAAGCAATCCGCGACGACTTTGCCGATAGGCATTGGCTGCCCCCCCCCTAGCAGACAGAGCTCGAACACAACAGCATTTTGAATTCGCTTTGCCGCCGCGCGAATGGTGTTCGGTGCCAGATGGAATTCCTTGGCAACCTCAACGACGTGCTTATAAACCAGGGCGTCGTGGATTCGCTGATCGCGCTCGCCGTTGCGCAGGCCAGCGTAGATGACTGCTTGCATGGGTTATCTCCAAGCGTGCGCCTGCCTCGCCGGCTGGCGTGATTCGTGAATAGGGTTGATGATCTGCACTCAGCAAAAACCTGACGGTGACTGCGATGAGCACGAAAACCGACGTGGAAGCGATACGCCTGATCGGCGCTGAGGTTGTGCGGCTACTCAGCCTCCCCGAAGAAAGGCTTGAAGCCGAGGTACGCCTGGGGCTCAAGCTGATCGCTGACCTGGCGCGGTGGCGCGACCTGGCCGGCCTATCTGCTGCGGGGCCGGCTGGCGTGATTCGTTGATATGGGGTATTACGGGTGACCGGCATGGAGCCGGATAAAGGAGAAGTCAGATGTTTATGAAAGAATCTTCAAATGAGCATGGAGTCAGGGTCGTTGTTAGCTCTGCCAACCTCGCAGGCGGCTGGGACATAATCGCAGTGTCGGCCAATGGGCGTGAAGTGCCGCCAACTCGCCGTGGAGAGTTTGAGACTGCCGAAGAAGCAGAAAAAGCGGCCTACGAGAGAGGCGCTAAATTCCTGGAGCAAAATCCGCCAGCCCCCCGTTACTAGGCGACAGAATCTCGTCACCCGGGTCCCGCCTTGCCTCATTCAAGCTTTGATTGTGAAATTCACGCGCTACGTTTTCGCTAATCACGATGTCGTGGCGCGGATAACTCAAGAACTCTGCCAACTTGTCGTCGTCCATCAAGTCCATCTTCATGATGGCAATCTGCAAGACCTCGCTGATGATCGGCGTCTTGCCCCTGGCGCAGATACGCTCTATGGCCTGCTCGATGCCCGGCCTGACCTTGTGCCGCAATTCCTTCTCGGCGACCGCCAGCCGTTTCTGCGCTGCTTTGGCTGATCGTTCCTGAACAGTCTTGGCCATGGCCTACCTCTTCTATTCCGCTGGCCGGCAGTGCGAGCCAGGTTTGACGTTTGCGTTGCTGGGTGCGGGCTATGCGGCGCATGAACGGGAGCCCAGGCGAGCTTTGGGATAGTCGATCTCGTACTCTTTCAGAATCCGATCCAGCGTTTTGCATGATATTGCGAGCTTTCCGCACACTTGGCGCCGCGTGATGCCCTGCGCCTTGAACTCCTTGATTCGCTCAACGAATGTTGCATCGCGCTCGGCGAGAAACTTTTTTCGGTCCGGACCGTTATAGCCACCGTGCGTGGACCGCTTGTACTCAAAGCCGAAATCCTTAGCCAGAGCCTTCAGCGTTTTGCTCGTCATGCCCAGGGCAAACGATACTTCGGTCTGTGTATGGGTAGGTGCCAAAGCCTTTGCCTGTTCGGCTTGCTTGGCGCGCCTGTCATTCCTGGCGTCCAGTGGTGCAAAGGGAAGCGGCTCTGCTTCAACCCGGCGCCGAAGAAACGGCTTAGGCGTCGGCGGCATCTTGTTGCTGTACGTGATGGGCTTCGGGATATAGCCGCTGGCGGGGCCTTCTTCGATCTTGCCGCCGGCCGCCAGAAACTGCTCGGTCAGGGAGTTCAGCTCCTTCGATGCCGGCCGAAGTCGTTCTACTTCGTTCTGTAGGATGCTGATCATGCTGCGATCCCCAATACTTGGTTCATGCGGTCTTCGAGGATCTCGTAGAAGGTTTTCACCCGCTCCGAGAGTTTGCGGATCAGCGCTTCGTCCCGGTAGGCGCGCTTTATGAACAGCGGCATGCCTGGCCAGTAGCAAACAAAGTCGATCCACTCGCGTTCCGAGACCCACAGGCCGCCCTGGCACTGGGCGACGTGTTCCTTGGGGATCTCGCCGGAGAGGATCACCTCAACCTGGAACTTCGGGAGTTTGGTTTTGATTTCGGTCAGGCCCTTGGCGCCCACCAGCGAGTCAGGCGAATAGCCGGCGCCGTGGTTAAGGATGATTGCCACCTGGTTGGTTTCGACCTCCTCGCGCTGCTCGTACAGCTTGCGGGCCACACCCTCCAGCTCGTGTCCGCGCTCGGTGTGGCGGTTACCCATGAATGGGTCTGCAGCTTCACCGGTGATGCGTTCGCCGATCAGCGTGTTCATGTAGGTGAAGGCGCCAACGCCGAAACCGGCCTCGCCTTTGCCGTTGGTAAGCAGACATTCCAGCTCGGAGCAAGTGACGATGCCCAGGCGCAGGGCAAGCCATTCCGGCGAACCCTGCTCAACCTCAGTGATTATCTGCATCAGTGTTCTCCTGAGCCGCTGCGTTTTGTGCGGCTGACTTGGTGAGCATTCCCAGCACCTGATCGAATACCGCTTTCTCAACGGAGGCCGGTGCGCCATGGATCTTCTTAAATGCTTCCTTGGCCTTGTCACTGCACTTTTCCAGTAAGGTCGCCAACTGCGTGGCCTGGGCAGAGGTAACGCGCGGCGTGATCTGGGCGGCTGGGCCGTTTCCGTCATCATCTTCGCCAGTGGTCGTGATGTTCAGCAGCAGTCCTGCGGTATAGCGCTTTCCGTAGCTGACGCTGGAAGCCACGGCCTGTACGCCGTTTTTGCTGCCAGTCGCATCCACGGGCAGGACAATTGAGGTAACCTCACGGTGCCCAGCGCGGTGACTGAGAACACCCTCAACCTCAATGCCTCGATCGTTACGAGGCGTTCGGAAGGTAATGGCGAACCCGTGCTTCGCCATTACAGGTTTTATCATTTCGTTTACGTCCTCCCAGAGCGCGTAGGTGCTCTGGATGCGTCCGTTTTTATCCTTAATCCCGCCTCGCTCGCCGATGACGGGCATCTCCTCCTGCATCTGTGCCAATGCTTCGTCGTACAGCTGCTTTGCACTGTGCGCCTGCATGCGCTCGTGCATTTCCATCAGGCGTTCAAGCTTGTTGATGTCACAGGAAGGATCGGAAGCCGCACGACTGATGACAGCCATGATGCTGGTGTCCATTGCGGCCGGAGCGGCTACCTGTCGGCGCGACTCCGGCATGATGATGTCAGTGGACATGCTTGATACCTCAGAATTGAATGGATACGTTCGGCACTTCGCCGCGGGCAATCTTTAGGACGATGGCCTTGGCCAGCTCTTCGCTGATGTTCATGCCGATCAGGGCCTGCTTAGCCTCGCCCAGGATCTTCGACTTGTGTGCTACGTCAGCCTGGCGCTCCTGCTGCTGGCGCAGGATTTCATCTGCCGCTGCGTTCGCCCGGGCAACCTCATCCAGTCGCGCCTGCTCCACGGCTTCCTCTTGGCGGCGAATGGCCGCAAGGCGCTCTTGCTCGGCGCGCTGTTCGGCGGCAACACGGCTTGCTTCTGCCTGTGCCGCTGCTGTGCGCGCTTGTTCGGCCTGCAGTTCCAGTTGCAGGCGTTGGCGTTCGGCGGCTGCCTCGGCGTCCAGTGCGGCTTGTGCTGCGGCACGCTGAGTGGCTGCGGCCTGATCCAGCAGTTCTTGTTCTCGTCGGGCTGCAGCATCACGTTCAGCCTGTGCCCGCTGCTCTGCTTCGATACGAGCCTGCTCAGCAGCAACACGGGCAATCTCTGCATCGCGCTCTTGCTGTTCGCGCACCGCCTTCTCTGCGTTGAACTGTGCAATCGCTGCAAGCTCGGCTTCGTGGTTCTGGCGAACGGTCAGCGCGGCGCGCAGCTTTGCCAGGGTTGATTCTTTGGCGCGGGCGGCTTCGGTCTCGAACTCTTCCCAGTGGTCACCCATCTGGACAGCTTCGACTGAGGTGATTGATTCCAGTAGGACGGATGCGCTGATGTCCGTCAGATCTACACAGAAGTCATGGATGGCCTGCACTGCATCGACGTGCTTATCTTTGCGGGTCTGCTCGGCGGCTTCCCAGTCGCTCAACGGCTTTCGCGTCTCATCACGCAGGGCATCCATGGCGTCGACAAACTCGCGCAGCTCGGCCTCGACTACCTTCGGCATTTCCTTTAGGCGGCGCAGGTATTCGCGGCCCGGCTTCTCGACGGCAACCTTGGACTTGCTAACCTTGGCGGCCAGGGAGGCGATACGGTCGCGGCCTTTGGCGGTGGTCAGGTCAGGCACTTGCGAGCTGACTTCTTCCTTCACGGCTTGCAGGAAAGGCTTCAGGCCGTCTTTCACGTAGATCACTGGGGCATTGGCTTCGCTGATGTCGTCAATGGTGACGGCAACTTGATTTGCAGACATGGGGGATTCATTCCGCCATGCAGGCGGCTTTATGAATTGGAGTTATTTAGTGATCGTCCCGGCGTATGCGCTTAGCAGCATCCAGGTCGTAAAGAATGCGAGTGCTATGGCAGACCCGCGCCAGAAGCAGTAGCGCTTGGCTCTTTGGTAACTGGTCATGGCTTTACACCTAAGTGCTTGAGCAGGTTGAACACGCCACGACCTGGGCGACCACCGCCGCGAGGAATGTACTTGCCAGTGCCGGGCCAGAAGTCGGCCACCTTGCCGTCATGGCTGACGATCAGGTGTGCGCCCATGTTCTTGGCTTCGAACTGAATGCCGCGTTCCGCCAAGATGACAGCGCTCTTTTCGCGGTTGTCAGCCCGGCGAGCTTCGCTTTCGCCTTTCCAGCCCAGCGCCTCAGTGCGTTCGATATCCCTCACATCGCCACCTTGCAAGTCCAGCGGCCCGCACACTTGCAAGGCTGCTCGATCCATTTCACGTCTACCAGAAACAAGAAACCCTGACGAATCAGGGCTTCCACGACTTCTTCGAATGATCCGGCTTCGATGCTCATAGCCCAGCCCTCGCTCGGATATCGTTAAGGAACGCTTCGGCCTGGGTCTGATAAAGCCGGTTGTAGCGTTCCTTGTAGTGAGAGAACGCACCGTCATCTATGGCGCCCAGGGCGTAAGCCATTTCCATGGCCATGCTGGTTTCGGCGAACAACTGAGCCGAGGTGTCACCGTTGCGGATGCAGTCGAAGCGGGCGTCGATCATGCCCACGGCTATAACGTTTGCTCTGCTCATGCTGCTAGGCTCCCATAGCGGCGCTTGCGGGCGTCAATCTCATACCACAGCGCCTTTTCAATCATCGGGACAAACTCGTCACTCTCGGCGAGTACCGAAAGCTCCATCTGGAACACGTCCATGGGAATGCCGTCGGCGTCGTACATGGTCCCGGACAACACGTTGAACGCCACTTCCCGGCTGCCATTCCGGTACTCGGTTGGCAGAGCTTCCTCAAGCCACGTCACCTCCACCTGGAGGACGTACCCTTCAACTATTACTTCGTAAGTCATGGTCGCCTCCAATTGGCGGTGTTTGGCTTCCAAATACCTCCAGGGGGGCTAGAGGCATTTGTGAAACCAGATGGCTACCTGAATCAGCAGGGAGCCATCTGTACCCGGTCACTCTGCTGGAGTCGGGCCGGGGTGGTTCGTTAAGGTTCCGGTTACGCGTCCGGTGCCATGGCTGCCTTGCGCCTAAGCGCTGCCCGACATGGCCGACTTGATGCAGGTGGCCTCATTGCGAGGAGTGTTGCTTCGTCCGCATCGGGCTGACACTCCGTGATCACGGCTACGCTTCCGAGTGGTTACGGCAGGCTCCGTGCAAAGTGTCAGTCCGATGCGGTCTCACTCTATGGCCGTCGCGGCTACTCAGTGAGAGGCACTCGGGCAGTTAACGACAGGCTGTCGTGGCGCTGGTTGTCTGATTCATGCGGCACTACGTTCAGCTTCGCGCTTAAGGATTGCTTCGTGCCGTTCGGTCATAAGCTTCAGCACCTGTTCACGAGTGAACTTGTCGCCGATCGCCGAAAACGTCTCCAGCGCAACGCCGGCAATCGTTCCTTCAACATCTGAGATCATGTTGGGCATCCAGATTTTTACTTTTGCGTAGTCGCTGCGTTTGCTTCTGGCCATCGTGTTGCCCTCCGGGTTGATTTTCCGGATGACCCTGTCGCCAAGGTCATCGAGGAAATCTGTTGTCTCCACCACGCGCATCGCCCGATTCATATCTCTGGCCGGCGTCACACATTTCGTGGACGGTGTTCTTCGCCGACCGGCTTGCGTGGTTTCGCGTACTCACATCTGGTGAGCACGGCCAGTTCCAGAGCTGGCTTGGAGATCGAATTTATTGCTCGCGCTGTGCCCATTGCTGGGGATCGATCTGCGAGGTTCCCGTGCTGTTAAAGAGCGGCGGGCTTTGAGGCCCTGGCGAGTTCCTGTTGGGTGACTCGATGGATTGAACATTACCTGTGGGTAACTATTCAAGTCAATACCTATGGGTAATCTTTTTGGCAATAAAAAACCCGCGCAAGGCGGGCTTTGACTTCAGCTAGAGCGAAGCAATATTTATGCGTCGGCGAGAATCAGCTTCGCAAAAGGCATGGCTGCCTCAGACTCCCCGATTGATCCATCCGCAAGTATGTAATCAACGCCCACTTTCCCGGCCGCAAATTCCAGCTCGGTAGTGTATGCACTGAAGGTGTCTTCCTGCTGATCAGTCAGCTTTCGATCAGGCGTCCAAAGCCCAAGGACCAGCTTGTCAGTTGAATGCCCTATGCCGATATCTCTCAAGGCCAGGAGTTGATTTATTTTTCTGTGCGCGGCATCGCGCTGCTGGGAGTTCGACGTTACGGTCATATCAAGAGATGTCAGATTGATCGCCAGGTGCGTACCAACATAAGAGATCGGAATTCGAGCTTTTCCACCATATAGTGCCATTCTCGGGTTGAATCTGACCTTCATGCCTTCGCGAGACGCTAGAACGATTTGCCGGATTGTTTCCTGAAACTTTGCTAGGGAGCGATCAGTACCCTCGCTGCCATTAGCATCATTTCCTTTCGCACTGAAAAGGGAGCTGTGCATGAGAGCGGACTTGAGAATCGCCTCTAGAGAAACGTTCTTGGTGGGCGTGATCTTGCCCTTGTGCACGCCGTTCATGTCCGGCTGCCAAGACCTAAGGTCGCCGCCAGTCAGGAGAAAAGCCTGTAATTCGGAATTGACGCTGCCTGCCAAATTCATTAAGTGCTTCCCATACCTGCCGAAAACCTTTTCGAGAGGCTCAGCCGAGAGCGTGCATATAACGCGCGGCGCAGATCCGTCATCAGGCACGATCGCAACGCCAGAGGTAATCCGCTCGCCTGAGAAGCTAATTGGCTCCAGCAACACAGCCATCCAGCGAGCGCTTACAAGCTTCCGCTTACTGCTGTCGCTTAGGAAGGCCTCTGCGGCATCAAAGACAGATGCCCCAACTGGAGACGATTGCATAATAGGGGTACCGTGTGTTGGATTCGTCCGCGCAAGAAATCAATAATTTCCTGCCTGTCCGTGGCTGGATCAATTTTGGCAAAGTGTCCATCTTTGTCCAGATCATCCAGACAAAGCGCTGCACATTTGTTTACCACCGAATGTGCTTTTTCCAAAATTCTGTTTCTGACTGACTCGTCCCATCCTGAGACGCTATTGTCGACCAAAAGATTCCTGACTTCTACAGATGGATCGTCCAGCCCCCACAATTCCCACCAACTCCCCGTCAGCGCACGACCATGATCTATCAGCCAGAATTCCTGACGGCCAGGGGAGTAGATGATATTCCCTAAATTTCGGTCGTCGTTCGCAATCAGCTCGTCAAGAGCAATAGTCCCATCAAGATCGAATTGCTTTTCGACGGCCTTACTAAATGCTTGCGAAGGATTTCGCATAGCGCGTTCCAGGCTGTAGCTTCTGTTGCTTGCCTGCTGACTCGCAAAGCAGACCATCGTGCCTCTATTCGAAAAGCTGGATTGATACTCTTCTGTAAGATCAGAGGTGTCCAGCAGCACAATGAAGGGTCTTGGTATTCTCATACCAAGCGCCCTACCGACCTGGGAGGTTGTCAGCTCGGCAATTATCTTTCGAGGGTCAAGACTTAGTTTGACATAGCCGGTGATCGTGTTGCCGTCGGCGTCAAGCATCTCTGCTTTGTAGGTTTCGCCGTCATTACCTTCGCCGATCCGCCCAAGTATCGTAGTTACCTCGGCACGACCTATAGGCTCAAGGCTATTCTTTGCTGAGCTGTTCAAATCTGGCTGCAATCCCTTCAAGTAATACAAGGTCCGCCTCTTTAAGGCGTCCGGCTAGCGCAGCCTTTTCAATTCGCTTTAAAGCGTCAAGGCTACGAGGCGTCACTTTGCCTTTGAGGTTTCTCAAGGCATCCATTTTTGAGCTGTCGATCGCTTGTGATGTGCCGTTGCTGTCTTTCAGCCCGGATGGACTGTCCATCGCATAGCGAGGCAAATCCAAAACATCCTCGATGTGCCTGGCGAATTCCTCGCCAATTTTTTTCCGGTTTTCTGGGGCAATAGTCAAAGACAAGCAGCGAGCTATATAGCTAGGGCTTTTACCAAGCTCGTCCGCTATTCGTGCCTTTGTTCCGCCAAACCTTTCATTCATCAACGACTGAAGGTTGGCTCTCCGAATCTCTGAAATATCCATTTGCGGATCATCACCATCTGTTACCAAAAGGTAAATTCCCCATGGGTATTGCTTTGATGATTACCTGTGGGTAATAATCCTCATATCCAGAAGGAGGTTCCCCATGCGGACCAAAAATCAAAGCCTGCTCGCCTGGCTAAAAACGGCGACAGACGAACAGGTCGAAGGCACCGGTACGACTCGGGCTTACCTCCGGCTTATTGCCTATGGGCACAAAACAGCATCAGCAGAAATTGCTGCGCGCACTGAATCGGCCACATCCGGTTTGGTCACGAGGCGAGATCTGCGCCCGGAAGACTGGCGACAGATTTGGCCAGAACTTTCTGCCGCTTAAACAAATTCATCAGCCACCAAGGAGCCCATCAATGGCCTATGACGATCCATCCCACAAACGCAGTGAAGTAATCAAATCCCGGTTCAAGCCCGAAGACGTCCGCTATTTGCGGATGGAGGCAAAGCGCGCAGGCATGCAGCTCGCTACGTATGTGCATGAGCTTTCGATGGTTGCGCGCCGCCTCGGCGCAGCGGAACTGATCCGGGAAATGAACCTTGGTTCCAATGATAAGACGGCCTAAAGGCCCTATGGAGGGCCAATGCCTGAAAGAACCTTCGACATGCTGGAGAAGGGGGCTCAGGACGAGGTTCGGCAGTTAAGTGCCGAGCTTGGATGGAGTCTCGAATACGCGACGCATGAATACCTGGAAGCAGGTCGATCGCTCGCGTTCCAGACCCAGCTGGAGCAGATGAAGCGCAAAGCGCCTCTGCTTTCACTGGTGGAACACAAAAAGGGCCTCGATAGGGGCTGACCAAATTTTAGGCAATAAAAAGCCGGGGTAGTGACCCGGCCTTTTGAACAACTTGATAGGCGGATTATATGCAAATCGAATCACAAAGCAATACCGCTGGAATTAATGCGCCACGTTTTCTGCAATCGAAAAACGTGGCGCGGACAATGTCTAGCATTGAACTCCGGGAAATGATCAACGACGCTCGGGTTCTCGCTGGCGAGCCAAAAGTTCGTAATGACCACTTCCTGTCTCGTGTTGAGGATGAGCTGGGTGATGAGCTTGAGGGGGTGCAAAAATATTTCACCCCCCACCACGGCAACCAAGTCGCCACTTATGACCTGACTCTTGATCAATGCATGCTGGTCGGTATGCGCGAGTCGAAGGCTGTACGTCGATCAGTCCTGAAGAAGCTGAAAGGGTTTGAAGGCGCACGCGTCATCGCGACGCTTCCGGACTTCTCTAATCCGGCCGCCGCCGCCCGTGCCTGGGCTGAGCAGTTTGAGTTGCAGCATCAGGCCAATCAGGCCCTGGCCATTGCTGCGCCCAAAGCAGAGTTCGTAGACAAGTACGTCGAGTCCACGGGACTGAAGGGCTTCCGCCAGACAGCCAAGCTGCTGGGGGCCAATGAGGCCCGCTTTCGCGAGTTCCTGCTCGACAAGAAGATCATGTACCGCATGGGCGGGGAGTGGCAGGCCTACAGCGGGCACATCCACGCCGGCCGCTTCGACGTGAAGACCGGCACCAGCGACAGCGGCCACGCATTTAACCAAACCAAATTCACTCCCAAGGGTGTCACCTGGGTGGCCGGCCTGTGGGCTCAGTACAAACTGGAGGCCCAATGATGGCTGCGCTCCCTTACATGCAGTTCTACGTCGCCGACTACCTGGCCGACACCACTCACCTGACTGCTGAGGAGCATGGAGCCTACATGCTGCTGTTGTTCAGCTACTGGCAGACGGGCAAGCCTCTTCGCATTGATCGCCTCGCTACAGTCGCGCGGATTCCCAACGACCGTTGGGCTTCCGTTGCCGAGACGTTGAGCGAGTTCTTCCACGTCACCGAAACGCACTGGGTGCAGTTCCGTGTCGAAGCTGATTTGGAGGCGGTCAACAGCAAAGTGGTTACCGCTTCGAACGCTGGGAAGGCATCGGCGCGTGCAAAGGCCCTCAAAAAGCAACAAGAACTCAACGAACGTTCAACGGGCGTTGACGATCCGTTGCAACGAAACGTCAACCATATAGATACAGATACAGATACATATACAGATAAGAACACTAAAAGCTCTTCGCCTGCGGCTGATGACCTGTTCCCAAAGTTCTGGAAGCTCTACCCGAACAAAAAGGGCAAGGCAGCCGCCGAAAAGGCCTGGAAGAAACTTAAGGTCACTGACGACCTGTTCAACCTGATCGCCCAGGGCTTAGCCAAACAATGCGCCTCTCAAGCCTGGACCAAGGATGGTGGGCAATTCATCCCGCACCCGTCCACCTGGCTTAACGGCAAGCGCTGGGAAGACGAGGTGAAGCCCGCCAGCAACGTTCACCCGTTCCCACAATCGCGCCACACCGGTTTCGCTGAACGCGACTACACAATCGGCCTGATCCAGCGTGAGGACGGCTCCTATGCGCTCTGAGAAGGTTGTGGCGCTTCCTGAAGGCGCGCCACCGATCCGCACCCAGCCGGCGGAATGCGAAAAGCACGGCAACTTCGACCAGAAGGTCACCGTTCTGCTGGGCCGTGAGCTGAAGGGCGGCTGCCCTGAATGCATGCGTGCCATCGCAGAAGAGCGTGAAGCCAGCGAGAAGGCGAACAAGGCCTACGAGCTGCGGATTGCCCTGGCTCGCAAGTTGGGCGATGCGTTGATCCCGAAACGCTTCCTCACTCGCACGCTGGATAACTACCAAGTCGAGCATGACCAACAGCGCAAGGCGTTGAAGTTCTGCCGCCACTACGTCGCCACGTTCGACCAGATCCGCGAAGTAGGGCGCTGCATGGTGCTGATCGGCAAGCCTGGTACCGGCAAGACCCACCTCGGCGTGGCCATCGCCAACGAGCTGCTGCACAAGACCTCCCGGTCTGCGGTGTATCGCACGGTTGGGGCAGTCCTGCAGGCCATCCGTGGCACGTACGACCGACACAGCGAGCGCACCGAGGGAGACATCCTGGCCAGCCTGATCAATCCCGACCTGCTGGTGCTGGACGAGATCGGCGTGAGCAAGGAGCAGCCGAGCGACTTCGAGCTGACCACCCTGTTCGCAATCATCAACGGCCGGTACGAGCGCGAGGCGCCGACGGTGATCATATCCAACCTGGAAGCGAATGACCTGGGCCGAGCCATGGGCGACCGCTGCGTCGACCGGTTGCGGGAGGGCGGGCTGATCGTTGTTCCGTTCGATTGGGAATCACAGCGCGGCAAGGAGGGCTTTTGATGAAAGATCACATCGACAAAGCTGGGATTCGCTGCGTCATCACGATGCTTGTGATGCTCCTGTTCATCACAATCATTTGGGGTCCGCTCAATACGATCTGGATCGGCCCTTGGATTTATGAGGGCGCGCCACTCGGTTCTTTGGCCTGGCGCAAGGCTTGGGTATTGAACGGCTGGATCCTTTTCTCTCCCATCGCAATTGCCTTTGGGTACTGCCTTTTCACGATGACCCGCGCAATTCGAAAAGACGACTCCGAGCGTGAAGCGAAGAGGGTATCGCGATGAGACGTATATGGGCCGTGTTGCAAGGCGCCGCTATCGCGCTGCTCTTCTTCGCTGTGGTCGTCCTTTTTGGGTATTTGATAGCGCCGGCCCCGAGCCTTGCTCAAGTGTGCGCGAAAACAAACGAGCGTGGCTCATCCGCATGGGTGGCCTGTGTCGATCGCAAGGTTCAGGAGCAACGGCCATGACCCCAGCCCAAACCCAAACAGTCCAGCAGCTACGCGACGAAGGCTTCCTGGTCTCCAGCAAGAACAACGAGATCGTCAGGCTCACCCGTGGTGCCGACAAGCGAATCGTAATGGCCGACGGCATACAGAAGCGTGCCCACCACACGCATTACCAGGAGGCGGTATGAGCGACTACAGCGAATTGGAGCGGGTTGCCGAGGCTGCAAACGCAGTGAACGGCGATGTTGCAGTCGATATAGCGATCAGCAGCGAGTGCGGCCCGAATCAGGCCGAGATTGATTCTGTTACGGCATTTTTTGGCGCCGCGACTCCCGCCACCATTCTGGCCCTGATCGCCGAGAACAAAACCCTTAACGCGCAGGTGGAGACTTTCCAGTCAGATGCCAATAGCTGGCAATCAGGATATGACGAAGGGCGACGCATGGGCACAAAGCATATGTACGCCGAGGTTGACCGGCTCAAGGCCGAGCTGGACTGCCCATTCCGATTGGCTCGCCACTCCAAGCGATTGGTGGAGCAACTCCGCGCCGAAGTCGCCGGCCTCAAGACCGGCTACGAAGCCTACGAGCGGGTGAATGCTGAGTTGAAGGCTGAGTGCGAGGCGCTGCGCAAGGATGCGGATCGTTTTCGCCGTATGCGAGCAATGACCCTGGCGCAGATTGAGGACACTCAGGATGAATTCGACGCCGAGTTTGACCGCCAGCTCGACGCCGCCATGGGCAATGGAGAGCAGTCATGACCACCTTCGGCGTATTCGTACTGGGCCTGCTGATCGGTGGTGCCCTGGTGTTCTACCTCGAAAGCCTGGAGAAGCGGCCATGACCAATCTCCAGATCCGCAATGAATCAGACCGCACCAGGGCCATGGGCTACATCGCCGGATTGGACCTGGCCAGGCCCAAGAAGTTGGCCATCACCGACGTGGACCGCAGCGGGGAGCAAAACAAGGCCCTACACGCGGCCCTGTCCGATATCGCCGCCCAGGTAGAGCACGCAGGGAAGAAGTGGGACGTCCTGATCTGGAAACGCCTCCTCACCGCCGCCTGGCTGCGCGAGTCGGGCGATCAACCGCAGATGATCCCGGCGGTCGATGGCAACGGGTTCGACGTCATCTACGAACGCACCAGCAAGCTCAACGTGAAGCAGTGCGGCGAGTTGATTGAGTGGGTTATGGCATTTGGCGCCGAGCATGGCGTGCGCTGGACACAGAAGGACAACTGGGGAGGCAGATACTGATGGATTACGTAGACGTTTACGGGGCCATCCTTGTCCTGTCGATTATCGCCGGCGTGGTGCTGGACCATCGCCGCAAGCGCTCGGTGGAAGAGTTTGAGCTTAAGCGCAGGGACCGAAAGGCCCAAGTTGAACGGGCCGCGAGGAAAGCACTATGACCATCGAACGGAAGCCGGCCAAGCCCAAGAAATGCCGCGTTGCTACCTGCAGGGCCTCATTCGTGCCTTCGCGCATGGGCCAGGCGGTATGCAGTCCAACCTGCGCGATGATCGACGCGCCCAGGCATGAGCCGAAGGCGCGTAAGGCTCTGGCCGAGATCGAGCGCAAGGACATCAAGGTCCGAAAAGAGGCCCTGAAAAGTCGCGGTGATTACGCCAAGGAGGCCCAGGCCGCCATAAACCGCTACGTCCGCCTGCGCGATGTGCGTCTCGGCTGTATCAGTTGCGACAAACCGGCGAGCTGGGGTGGTCAATGGCACTGCTCGCACTTCCGCAGCGTCGGCGCCGCAGCACACCTGCGCTTCAACCTCTGGAACATGAACAAGTCTTGCTCCCAATGCAATGCCCACCTGAGCGGAAACATCATGGTTTACCGACCACGCCTGGTGGAGAAGATCGGAGCGGAAAAGGTGGCGTGGCTGGAGTGCAATCAGGGACTGGTCCGCCATGAAATCCCGTACTTGAAGCGCTTGAAGGCGGTGTTCACAAAGAAAGCAAAGCGTCTTGAAAAGCGATACGAGGATGCCGGTTTATGTGCAGCGATGTGATTCTTTTACGAAAATTCACTGAAGTCCGCCACGGCGGCCGTAGATCTATCGGCGTATTTCAGTGCCGCGACTGCCGCGGCGAGTTTGAAACGCGGACGGATCGGGCAAAGGTCATGACCGGGCTTTGCATCCCTTGCGCTAACAAGCGTGGCGGACAGAAGCGCTCAACCCACGGGCTCAACAACAGAAACAGCCGGCTGCATGTGACTTGGTCAAACATGAAACGGCGATGCCTAAGCCCAAAGGGAGCCGAGGTACAGAAGTACGAGGGTGTCACCCTTTGCGATAAGTGGATGAGCTTTGAGCCATTCATGCAGTGGTCGCTCGCCAATGGCTACACCGATGAGCTGACTCTTGACCGAATCGATTCCTCGAAGGGGTATGAGCCGGGGAACTGCCGGTACGCCGATTACAACGTGCAGGCGGCAAATCGTCGTCTGACCGATAAGAACACCAGCGGCCATGTCGGGGTTTCTTGGGATCGAGGCAAGTGGTCAGCAAAGGTCCAGTGGCAGAGAAAGCAAATACACCTCGGCCGCTTCAAGGAAATCAAGGAAGCAGTTAAAGCGCGCAACGATTACTTGGTAGCTCATGACTTGCCGCACTTGAGGGCCTAGAGACATGGAAGACATCAAGATCATCAAGGCCGAATACCGGGCAAAGACCAGAGAACTGAAGAGGGCTGCAGCATGAACTATCAAAACGTCATTTCAGCAGTCGTCCGTGCTCTGGCAGCGGAAACCATCAACAGCGCTGGCGGCTGCAATGTCGAGCCTCGGGTTCAGACCAGCAAGCTCAAAGGCGAGATCACCGGCAAGGACGCGGCACTGCTCGCCGACTGCATCGTTCACAAGCTGCTGCACGCCCAGCTCGCCCCGCGCCATTGGAATGCACTGGTTGCCAAGTACAGCACCCACCGCGGGCGCAAAATCGATTCAATCGGCCGCCTGGTCGCGGTTGTGCCTACGCCGGCGCCGCTGCGATTCACCCAGCAGGCCGTGCTGGTCTGGGCGGTACCGCAGCAGTCGAAGGGTGTCCAGCGCGCCGTGGTCGAGGTCAAGGCGCCAAAGCACCGGGAAAACAAGGAGGATGGCCAGTGGGATTGGCGCAACAAGGCGGCGGACGCCGATATAGCCCGCGCCAACAAACACGCCAGGTCTGTCGCCGAGTCGAAGCCGGGTGAGATGATCGTCCTGGCCGAGTCGAACTACGACATGACGAATTGGGATGCCCAGGGGCTGACAGAGCGAACCTACCAGCGCTGGAACAAGGCGATCAAGGAGGGTTTGGAGTCGCTTGTGAACGAGGCTCTGGTAGAGGCGCAGCACATGCTTGAAGCGGTTGGAGTGCTGGAAAGCGAGGCGGCATGAAATAGTCCCTCAAAAGGGCTTGCAATATCATGTCGCCATGTCGCATTATTCACCCATCCTGTCATTCCTGCGTGTGTAGGACTGACTAACAAGAACCCGGCCACTGCGCCGGGTTTTTTATTGCCTAAGTTTCCCCAAGCCCTCAGAGCCTCTGACTTGTCACGCTGATGAGGGACCTATTCAGGGCCTCTGTACATGCAGGGGCTTTTCTCGTTGTGAGGCACAGCAAATGTCCGGCTCTATTCAATCCAAAAACTACGTGCCGGGCGTTTCCGGTTGGAAGCTTGACCAGGCCACCGGCACCTTCGAGATCAACGGCTTGCCGGAAGAGCGATCGAATACGGTCATCAAAGACGGAAAGCTGGTAATCAGTACAAACGGTTCACCCCGAGTCGTTCTGGACAATCTTCCTGATCTGCGTGATGTCCAAGAGCTAAAGCCATTCATCGTAGTGGACGGTGTGACCTACATCCGCCAGGGCTTCGTCGATGATGCCTCGGTCACGAAAGCACTCATCACACAGGAATGTACGGCGCGTATAGCCGCCGATTCCGTTATGAGCGCCAGGATATCGGCGCTCGAAGCCCAAATTTCGCAGCTTCGCTAAAGCTAACTAACGGTCCGCAATCCGCGGGCCTTTCCAGTTTTCGGCTCCACCACACCCATTGCTCCGAGCTGGGAGTGCTGTGTGAGCCGATTCAATTGCAAGGCCGACAACGGCCAACCTATACCGATGGAGTGAAGATGGATCCTACTGACCTCGGCCCAGGCACAGCTACCTGGCTGGGCGGTACTGGAACCGTATTACTGGGCGGCTTTCTGTGGTTGAGGAAATTCCTCTCCAAGGATGCAACTGACCGGGCAATGGATAATGCCGACATTGGCACCGTCCGCCGGCTGAATGAGCTGCTCGACACCGAGCGTGCCAGAGCGAACGCCGCTGAGGCCCGCGCTGACCAGTTCGCCAAAGAGCGCAACGAGCTCGCCGCCACTGTGGGGCGCATGGAAGGCAAGGTGGAAGCCTTGGCCAGCCAGATCGCCACGCTCACTGAGAAGGTCACAACGCAGAGCGCAGAGATCGCCAGGCTGCGCTCTCAGCTCGGAGGTATCGCTTAATGGATCGTTGCGCAATGGAGTTCATCGCTCGCCGCTGGTGGCGCCGGGCAGAGATCTGGGTAGTCGCGTTAATGTTGGTCACAGGTGGCGGGATCCTCGGCTACCAGGCAGGCGTGTGGTCCGCCAGTAGCGAGCAGACCAAGCAGCTTGCTGAGGTGCGCGCCGCGTATGACGCCGCCCTGGGCAAGCGTGACCTACGCCTGACCAACCTGGCCGAGAAGACGCAGGACGCAGCCGTGAAGGTGCAAGACGCTTCACGCTCCGCAGTCCAGGCAGCTGATACGGCGAGCAAGGCGGCTGAGAAGGTCAACGAAGCGGTAGAGCGTCAGTCGCCGTAACCCGCGCCACGTTTTCGTATGCGCCAAATCGTGGCGCGAGATAGGTCACATGAAAGTAATCGTAACCAAGCTCCTGGGATCGGCTGAAGTCGAGTTCCTGCGCAAGGGCGTGGTCGTTCACCGCGAGCGATTCACCGGCAAGACCAACTCTCGGTACGAGCGCACCATCGCGACCCGGGAAGAGTTCGATGCTCACCGGTGCCGGTTTGTGACGGCCATGCCTGCTGATCGGGCATTCCAGTATGAGGTTGCACCGTGACTCCCACCAGGTGCGCTGCTTGCAATGGGTGCGGAGTGTCGTTGATTACGGATCAGCGCATTCCAATGTGCGGTACGTGCCAGGCAGTTAAGCCTCCTGAGCCGCCGCCGATGCGCCAATCAACGGCGTCGATGGCGCTAAGTATTGACTCGCTGCTGGTCATGCTGGTGTTCGTCGCCGGTATGGCGATAGGAGCCAAGATGGTCGGCGGCTGGTGAGGGAAAAATCAATCGAATGGTCGTTGAATGACGTTCGAATGCATTGAATGAATCGTTCTGCGAAAACCAACCCCATGAATGAGGCTGACTATGGCCCTATGCGGCGCATCCAAGCGCGGCAACGGGGAACCATGCAAGCGTCACGCGATACCGGGTTCCTCTCGCTGCAAGCTACACGGCGGCAAGAGTTCAGGCCCCAAGGAACAGAGGGGCAACAAGAACGCTGCAAAGCCCGGCTCGATCTACAGCCGATTCCTCACTGACGAAGAGAACGACATGCTTGCCAGCATTGAGCTGGGGCGCGTGGACGATGAGCTGCGGCTGACTCGAGTGCGCTTGATGCGTGCCCTGGCCAGGGAGAACGAATTCGGCAACACGCTTGAGGTGGAATCGGAGAAGGAAGAGCCGATCCTTGTCAGTGGCAAGGAGACCTCGCTCACATCGATAACGACTACGAGCAAGGTTCGCGACTACTCCAGCCTGATTGACCGGCTTACTGCCCGTGTCGAGAGCCTGGAGCGGACAAAGGAAGACCTGGAAACGCGCCGCCTTACCAACGAGAAGCTGCGCCGCGAACTGGAAGACCCGAATAAGGGCCTGCCCGAGCCCAAGCAAGTAATTATCGGGGTGGAAGATGCAAGCTGTCCTGATGCTGAATAAGCCCCAGTTCGAGTTCATCAAAAGCCACAAGAAGTTCATGGCGTTCGTTGGTGGGTACCGGAGTGGCAAGACGTTTGTAGGTTGCGTGCGCATGTGCGTAAACGCGCTGGAGTTCCCAGGCATACCCCAGGGCTACTTCGCGCCGACCTATCCGCAGATCGCGGACATCTTCTACGACACCATGCCGGTGGTTGCTGAGGCTTTCGGCCTATTCGCTGACATCGTGCCGAGCAAGAAGCGCGTGTACCTGCGCGATAACCGCGGCCGGTGCCTGTCCACGATCGTCTGCAAGAGCATGGAGCACCCGCACCGCATCGTGGGCTTCAACATTGCGCATGCGCTTGTCGATGAGATCGACTGCATGCCGATCAAGAAGGCTGACAGCGCCTGGAAGAAGATCATCGCGCGGATGTCCACTGTGTGGCCTGGCCGGGACATGAACACCATCGACGTCACCACGACGCCGGAGGGCTTCAACTGGGTGTACCGCAAGTTCGTCAAGGAGCTTGCATCCAATCCAAGTCAGAGGCCCCTGTACGGCATCGTGCACGCCTCCACGCGGCAGAATGCCAAGAACCTGCCGAAGGACTACATCAAGTCGCTGCGGGAGTCTTACCCATCGAACCTGGTGGACGCCTACATTGACGGCCTGTTCGTCAACCTCACCTCTGGCAGCGTGTACCCGAGCTTCTGCCGAAAGCAGAACCACACGGACGCAACGATCCGCCCAGGCGAGCAACTGCACGTCGGCATGGACTTCAACATCAACCGTATGGCCGCGACGATCCACGTCATCCGCGACGGCCTGCCCATGCTGCTGGAAGAGGCGACCAGCCTTTTCGATACGCCGGCGATGATTGTCGAGCTGAAACGCCGCTTCCCTGGCCACAGCATCACGGTATACCCGGATGCCAGCGGCAAGAACCGCAAGAGCGTGAACGGCAGCGAGTCGGACCACAGCCTTCTCCGCGCCGCCGGCTTCATGGTGATGGTGAATCCATCCAACCCGATTGTCCGTGATCGCGTGCTGGCAGTGAACGCCATGTTCCTGAACATAGACCAGAAGCGCCGCTACCTGGTGAACACCGACAACTGCCCAGTAACCACCCAGGTGCTGGAGCAACAGGCATACACCGAAAACGGCGAACCCAACAAGGACGGCACTGAAGACCCGGTCGACGCACTCGGCTACTTCATTGTCCAGCGCTTCCCGATTGCGGGCAGCTACACACTCGCAAACGTGAGCAACTCATGAGCGCATTCAGCTACCTGAAAGACAGCCTGCAGAACCTGGTCGCAGGACTGGGTACTGCGCGCGACAAGGCATCCCACTCGCACTACGCCATCCCGGAGATGGACGATCAGCAGTTGCTGAACGCCTTCCGTGGTTCGTGGACTGCACAGAAGGGCGTGACCATCCCCGCGGTGGACGCGTGCCGTAACTGGCGCAGCTGGCAAGCCGATAAGGGGCAGATCGAGCTGATCGAGGCCGAGGAAGAACGCCTGAACGTCAAGGGCAAAATCCTTGAGGCCCTATTGAAGGCCCGCCTGTTCGGTGGTGCTGCTGTGTTCATCGGCACCGGGGAGCGAGACACGGCATCCGAGCTGAACCCTGAGCGCGTGCGGCAGGGAGGCGTTAAATACCTCACTGTTATGACCCGCCGGCAACTCAGCGCGACGGAGATTGAACAAGATCCCCAGAGCCCACGCTTTGGCAAGCCCAAGGCTTACCGGTTACCGGGCAGCATGGTTGAGATCCATCCATCGCGCTTGGTGATCTTCGTCGGCACACCACACCCAGACCCTGAACTGGCCATGGGTGCCGCCTTTGGCTGGGGTGACTCGGTGCTGCTGGCCGCGATGCCTGCGGTGCGTCACTACGACGAGACGGTCGCGAACGTGGTCAGCCTGGTCTACGAGGCCAAGATCGACGTCATCAACATCCCAAACCTGATGGCGAGCATGCAGGACAAGAACTACGAGCGCTTGCTGCTGGAGCGCTTGCGCCTCGCTGCTACCGCCAAGGGTATCAACGGCGCGCTGATCCTCGACGGCAACGAAACCCACAGTTCCAAGTCGGCCAGCTTCGGCACTCTGCCTGAGGTGATCGCCAAGACGGAGCAGGGCGTGTCCGGCGCGTTCGATATCCCGGGCACCCGCATGTTCGGCCAGTCCTCCACCGGGCTGGGTGCAAACGGCGAAGAGAACACCCGCAACTACTACGACAACGTCGCATCGCGCCAGAAGCTGGAGATCAAGCCAGCCATGAGCGTGCTGGATGAATGCCTGATCCGATCAGCGCTGGGCAGTCGGCCCAGGGAGATCCACTACTCATGGGCGCCACTGTGGCAGGCCACGGCCAAGGAGCGGGCAGACATCGGCAAGACCACCGCCGACACCATCAAGGCGCTGAAGGACTCGGGCCTGTTCCCTGAGGACGCGCTATCAGCTGCATCGGTGAACCTGTTGGTGGAGCTGAGCGTGATGCCTGGGCTGGAAGCGGCCATCGACCAGTTCGGGGCTGAGATGCCGGACGAAGAGGTAGGCGGCGACCTCCCGACGTCACCAGCCCCCGAAAAAACCGACACTGAGGGACTCGACCCATGATCTTTACCGACTCCGTGCCTGTCTCCGGTGTTCGACGCACGGCAGACGGCTACCTGGTGGCCGAGGCCTTCGTCGCCCGCACCGGCATTCAGGATTACCTAGGCTCCGAGATTGACCCAGACAACGAACACGGGCTGCGTGATGTACCAATCGTCAAGGTTTACCGGCCTGAGAGCTCGGTGTTCCACAAGGACGCGATGAACTCCTACGCCTACCGCCCCATGACCAACGACCACCCAGGCGGCGACGGCGTCAATTCCAAGAACTGGAAGGACGTGGCTGTCGGCAACACTGGCGGCGAGGTCATCCGTGATGGTCAGCGGGTGAAGGTGCCGCTGGTCCTCATGGATGCCAAGGCCATCTCGGACTTCGAGGCTGGCAAACGACAACTTTCCATGGGCTATGGCGCTGAAATCATCTTCCAGGATGGCGTAACGCCAGAGGGCGATGCGTATCACGTCAGCCTGGGCCCAATGAAAATGAATCACCTCAGCCTGGTGCACAGCGCGCGGGCTGGCGAAGAGTTTCGTATCGGTGATAGCAAACCAAATACCCCAACAGGAGGCCATGACATGGCTGATGCACTGCGAAAACTCCTTGTCGATGGCATCTCCATTGATGTCACCGAGCAAGGCGCCCAGGCCATCGAGAAGCTGAACACCAAGCTTGCCGACGCTGCCACCGCCACCAAGACCCTGACCGACGCGCACGCTACTGCAATCGCGCTGAAGGATGGTGAACTGGCCAAGAAGGACGATGAGATCACCAAGCTGAAAGCAGCTGTGATCAGCGATGCCGACATCGACAAGCGCGTCACCGCCCGTGCCGATCTGCTCACCAAGGCCAAAACCATCGCCGATGCCGACTATACCGGCAAGACCGATGCCGAGATCCGCAAGGCCGTGGTCATCGCCAAGCTGGGTGATGCAGCCGTAACGGGCAAGGCGGACGCCTACATCGACGCGCGCTTCGAGATCCTGGTGGAAGACGCCGCGAAAGACCCGGCCGGCGACACCTTCCGCAAGCACATGATTCAGCAGGACGGCAAGACCGTCGGCGACGAATCGGAAAAAGCACGTCTGCAGATGATTGTCGACATGCAAACCGCCCACCTGCCGAAGGCATAAGGAGCACACCATGGCTACTTACCAAACCACCTACACCAACGCTCCAGCCAAGGGCGTGCCCGGCCTGGTCGCCAACGAAGAGAAGTGCAACAAGATCAGCCGCACCGTCTCGAACGCTGAAGGCATTGTCTTCGGCGCGCCTGGCTTCCGTGTGGCTGGTGCTGGCAACGATCACAAGATCGCCGCCACTGGCACCCTGTTCCTGGGCCTGGCCGTGCTGAGCGCAGCCGTACCGCCTGTGGCGACCGGTTCCACTCTGATCGACGGTTACCCGCGTGACTTCACTGGCGCGTTCATGACCGATGGCCAGATGTACGTAACCGCCGGCGCCGCTGTTGTGCCAGGCGATGACGTCTACTACGTCGCCGCGACCAATCGCTACGTCACGACCGCCGCTGAAGGCGCAGTGTTGATCCCTGGTGCCATCTTCGACACCACCGGTGCGAACGGCGACATCGTCGAAATCTCCCTCAAACATCGGAGCGCTTAACATGCCTCAAGTTTTCGAAGACGCTCAGTCGGCGTTCCCGTTCGTTCTGGCCCAGGGCCGGAACATCGAAACGCGCATCTACACGCGCCGCTACCCGACGTTTAACTACGCCGCGAGCATTCCAGTGGTCACTGAAGGCGCTCCATGGGCTATCGGCACCACGTTCTTCACCGTCGATACCGCTGGTGAAGCCAAGTTCCTGTCGGGTTCGGGTACTGACATGCCGTTCAACTCGGCCACCCATGACCAGGCATCGCACGACTTCGCCATGATCGGCTCCGGCTGGGAATGGAACCTGGAAGAAGTGAACCAGGCCCAGCTGTACGGCATCAACCTGAGCGGCACCAAGGCTGATTCGGCCGCCGATAAGGTTGAGCGCCTGCTGAACAGCATTGCTTTCGTCGGTAGCACCGAGAAGCGCTGGACCGGCCTGCTGAACGACGGCAACGTGTCCCGTGTGGATGCGGCTGCGTCCGGCACTGCTGGTTCGACCTACTGGACCGCCAAAGACGTCGACCTGATCATGGCCGATGTGAACGGCTTGCTGGGAAGCATCCGCACCAACACTGGCGAAGTCGAGTGGGCAGACACCCTGCGTATGCCGCCTGATGCATTCCGCGCTGTGGCAACCAAGCGCATGGGTGCTGGCGATGGCTTCATGACGGTTCTGGAATACATGCGCCGCAACAACATCTACACCGCCGAAACCGGCCTGCCGCTGGACATCGCGCCGCTGCGTGAGGCCCGTAACGCTTCGCAGGATGGTGGTGGTCGCCTGGTTGCGTACCGCAAGGACCCAGAAGTGGTTCGCTTCCACCTGCCGATGCCACGCCGCGTCCTGGCCCCGCGCCAGAAGTCCATCATGGGCTTCGAAACCGGCATCATCGCCCGTACCGGCGGCACAGAAATTCGTCTCCCGGGCGCCGTGGCGTACCTCGACGAAATCACCCCGCCCGTAGCCTGATAGGAGGTCGACATGAAAGTGACCAATAACTCGAAGGCGCTGCAGGGCGTGCATACGAAGTCTGGCGTTCAATACATCGCGCCAGGCGACTCCGTCGATGTAGACCTCACCGAAGCGGGTCTGAAGGGCGCCAAGCGCCTGGACTTCCTTGCCGTCGGCGAGGCCAAGAAAGCTGACAGCGACAAAAAGTAAATCCCGGAGCGGTTCGCCGCTCCACTTATTCGAGGATTCGAACATGAGCCAAATCAAAGCAGAGCGCTCCGGCCATATCGCGGTCGTGACAGGCCCAGGCTTCGAGTATCAGAAATGCGGCGACCTGGCAGTATTTAAGCAGACCGGCAAGGTTCCATCCCTGCGCGCCGCCAAGGCGTTTTGCAAAATGTTCGCCTCCTGACCCAAGGCCTTCGGGCCACCTATTCGAGATATCCCGATGCCTGATTTCTACGGTTCCGTCGCAGCTGCCGACGCCTATCACGCTGCGCGCGCTAATACCGCCTGGGCCGGCGATGAAGTGGCGAAGCAGGCCGCGCTGATCCGGGCATCGGCCTACATAGACGGTCGCTACCGGAAGCTGTTGGATTCTGGCGTGTGGCAGTCATTGTTCCCCGGCGTGAAGACTGAGGGCAGAGGGCAAGCCAGGGAGTGGCCGCGCACAGGCGCTTATGACTATGAAGGTCACCCGATCCCAGCGGACCAAGTGCCGATTGAGGTCGAGCAAGCAACGTACGAAGCCGGTCTTCGTGAGCTGGTCAGCCCTGGCAGCCTCAGCCCTGACTTCGTGTCCGCCTCAATGGTCAAGCGTGAGAAGGTCGGGCCTTTGGAAACTGAATTCGCCGTATCGGTGGGTGCGGACGCGGCCAGCTCGGTGCGACCGGTGATTAGCATCATCGACGAGATGATTGCACCGGTGCTGGTGGCTCGCTACACGCTGCCTGCGGTGTTTACGGTATGACCCCGGCGCAGATCATCCAGGCCATCGAAGGAATGGAGCCTGCGATGCAGCGGGCCTATCTGGAGCAGGTCAAGACGGTGGTCGGCGCGGCGACGGTTGCAGAAGTTGAGCGCCTGATCGCGGAAGAGGATGAAGAGGGCCTGGTCTCGCTGCTCAGCCTGGGAGCGCTGTCCGTGTTCCTTGAGCTGGCGCGGTCGGTGTTCATCGCCGGCGCCAAGTACGAGGTTAAGGCGATCGCGATCCCCCGTGAGCTTGGGCGTTTTGAGTTCGATGCCAGGCAGCCCGCTGCTGAGAAGTGGGTGTCGGCCAAGGCGGAAGAGATCCGCGCCAACGCATCCATCGACGTCCGCGCCGCTATTCGCGAAGTGATGGCTACTCGCCGACGCGTGGTCGGGTGGCCCAGTGCACAGCCTGCTGCAGTGCAGGTGGGAGTCATCGCTACGCCGATGATTCGCACGCCTCGCCAGGCAGCGCTTGACCTCCTGGGCCGTGTAAGCGCTCAAACAGGCTCACGCTCAGGCGGCGTCATCGGCCTGCCTGGCAACTATGCCCAGTACGTCCTGAATGCTCGTGCCCAACTCCTGGGCGGCAATCCCGACGAGATGCGCAAGTACTTGCAGCGCAAGCGCCGGGACCGCCGCTTCGATGGGATCGTGAACAGAGCAATCAAGGCGGGAACGCCAGTCGCACAGGCTGACGTGGACAAGATCGCCGGTCGCTACGCTGATCGCCTGATGAAGACTTATGCCGAGATGTTGTCCAAGGCCGAGGCGCTGGAGTCATTCGGTGCCGGCCGCGACCAGGTGTATGAGCAGTTGATTGCTCAGGGCCTTGATCGTGATCTGGTAACGAAGACCTGGCGAGACCGAGGCGACAAGAAGGTCCGTCACACCCACTCAGTGATGGGCGGGCAAGAGGTTCAGAAGGATCAGCCATTCCAAAGCCCGAACGGTGCATTACTTAGGTATCCGGGCGATACGAGCCTCGGAGCTGGGTGGAGTGAGCGCGCCAACTGCCGCTGCTCGGCCATCTACAAGATAAGGCGCAAGTGATGCCAGATATCTATGACCGCGCAAAGGCCACGGCCACACGCATGCTCGCGCCGCGCAGCAAGGGCGGCAAAGGCCTGGAACTGGTGTTGCGCCGGGAGACATTGGGCGAATACGACCCAGACAATCCGCAGCCGCCTGGAGAGCTGGTGCTGAACGGCTCAGGCTTCCGCGAGGAATACGACGACAAGTACATCGATGGCACGCTGATCGTTCGCGGCGACGTCAAGCTGCTGGTCTCGCCGGTGCAGCTCAACGGAGCCGACATGCCTTTGCCACTGAGTAACGACCGTATCCAGTTCGATGGCACCACCTACACGGTGATCGCCGTCGGCCCATGGAATTATGCCGGCCTGGCGGTTGGCTTCGAGCTGCAGGTGCGTAAGTAATGGCTAAACCTCATCACATGACCAGCCGCTACGGCGGGCTAAATGGCAGTTTTGCTGAGAGTCTGGCAGCGTTCGCGGAGCAGACCAAGGAAGCCATCGACGATGTGTTCCGTGAGGTGGTGATCGAGATCGGCACTTCGGTCATCCGCCTGTCACCGGTGGACACTGGGCGCTTCAAAGGCAACTGGCAGTTTACCGTGGGCGCCCCTTCAAGTCAGAGCCTGGACACTTTCGACAAGTCCGGACACGAGACCATTGCCGCCCTGGTGGCCGAAGTCAGCAAGCTTGAGGCTGGGCAGGTTGCCTACATCGTCAACAACCTGGTGTATGCGATCCCGCTGGAATATGGGCACTCCCAGAAAAAAGCACCCTCTGGCATGGTGCAAATAACGCTTGCCCGCTTCCAGCAGATCGTTGAGGAAGCCATCAGGAATAACCAGGTATGAGCCATAACATCATTTCGGCCGCTTTCGAGTCGCGCCTGCTGGCCTGGGCCAAGGCTCGAACTAAGCCCCTTAAGGTGGTGGTCGAGAACGAGACCTACACACCGGCTTCCGGCGAGACGTACCTGAGGGCCTTCACGCTGCCGGCGGTGACAGCCAGCAACACGCTCGGCGGCGACCACCAGCTGTACGTCGGCGTGTTCCAGGTCAACATCGTGGCACCGTCCGGCAAGTACCGGACCGAGGCGAGCGGCATTGTTGATGAGCTGGCCGCGCTGTTCCCGGTGAATCTGCGTATCCCTCGCGCTGGTCTCGTCGCCATCGTGCTTACGCCGGTCGGCCCAGGCCCAGGCATCCCTGATGGCAACACCTTCACCGTGCCGGCCTCGTTCCAGTATCGAGCCGACACCAACTAATTCGCCCGTTGGGCAAACCCAGAACCCGCCACTGAGCGGGTTTTGTCATTTCTGCAAAGAGGAAACAACCAATGGCTTTCAAATTGCCCAACGGCGCTATTATGGAAATCGCGTCGGTGTTCAGTGCTGCTGTTCTGGCCACCGCCATCACCAACGCCAACCCTGCTGTTGTGTCCGCAGTTGCGCACACCCTGGAAGACGGCGATATCATCGTTGTGACATCCGGATGGACTCGGCTTAACGACCGCACCGCTCGTGTTGACGCAGCCCTGACGGATTCGTTTGCGCTTGAGGGCATTAACACCACCAAGACGAACGTGTACACGCCTGGCGCCGGGGTTGGCTCGGTGCGCGCCGTAAGCGGTTGGGCGCAGATCGCCCAAATCACTGAAGTCGCAACCAGTGGAGGTGATCAGCAGTTCACTACCTTCGGCTTCTTGGAAGACGATGACGACCGCCAATTGCCTACCACCAAATCGCCAATCAGCATGACTATTACCGTCGCCGATGACCCGTTGCTGCCTTATGTGCCGATCTGCGAAGCCGCGGACGAAGACAAGGAAGCGCGCGTGGTCCGGCTGAAACTGCCGAACGGCTCCGAGATCTACTACAACGCGTACGTCTCGATCACCTCTACGCCATCTCTGTCCCGCAACAACATCATGACCCGCACTATCACTCTGTCGCTGGCTTCGCGCCCGACTCGTTACCAGGCGGCGGCGTAACCCATGGCCAAGATCAAGATCGCTCCAAACCCAACGTTCAAGGCCAAGGTGCAGATCCCCCGCGTGGGTGGTGACGCGGTGGCGGTGGACTTCGAGTTCAAGTACCTCGACCGCATCGCGCTGTCGGCACTGTTCGACCGCTGGAACACCGCGCGGGACGAGCACGCAACCAAAGTGCAAGACGAGGGCATGTCCTGGCAGGACGCCACGGCCTCCGAAATCGCGCTGCAGGTGAATCAGCTTAAGGACATCGTCAGCGGCTGGGGCTTCGACGAAAAGCTTTCTGACGAGTCAATGACTGCGCTGGTTACCAGTTGCATCGGCGCGCCGCAGGCAGTGCTGGACGCCTACCAGGCTGCATACAAGCCGGCACGCCTGGGAAACTGACCGGCGCTGCCCGCATCCTTTACGAGCAGGGGCCGTCAGAGGCTGATCTGGCGGCCTTCGGCATGACCAAGGCCGACATCCCCGATGAAGAGTACGAGGTCTGGCCAGACAACTGGCCGGCCTTCCTGCTGTTCGAGGCGATGTCCACGCAGTGGCGTGTGGGTATGGGCGGCGCCGTGGGCCTGGATTACAGCGCACTTAAACCGGTGGCCAGCATGATCGGCCTCAAGCGGGAAGAGCTGGCACAGGCTTTCCCCGACCTTCGGATGATGGAGGCTGAAGCGCTGCTAGTGATGGGCGAGAGCCGCACGTAAAACAATCAATGTGACGCGGCATGGCCGCAGGAGGCGAGCGTGAGAGAACTATCAGATTGGCTCACAGCGCAAGGCTACGCAGACCTTGCGCGCTTTGCAGGGCGGTCGCCTCAGGAACTGGAACAGGTGATCGTAACCAGTGCGATGACTGAGGCTTCCATGGAGTACCTCTACAGTCTCTACGATCCGTTAATGTCCGCTCATCTGTTGGAAGATGTTTTTCGGATCATGGCTGTTCTTCAGCCGAAGGCTCTGGAATGTCGGAAATTGCCGACTTGATCTTGTCAAACATGGCGTCCAATGCCGACATGATTTGATTGGACATTTGTGAGGGGGGATTGGCAGCAATAATTGTGCTGATTGATCCTACGACACCGAATACCTGATGCAAGCCGAAAGAGATCGAACGCAGATCCTGAAGTGAATACGTTTTTTCGCTCTCGGTCGGCTTTTTCGCGAGGGTATTTCTTAACAGCGCCGCTTCTACTCCTGGCTCGCAAGGATTCCATTGCCAATGAGCAATCTCGTTTCTGTAGGTAGAAAGCTTCCGATACTGCGTGATCACCTTAAGGATGCGATCGCGAATGGCTGGATCTACATGATCGGTTTTATCGACAACAGCAGAGATGAAGTCTGCCATTGATGAGCCTTTTAGTTTTAATTGTTGAATCAGCACCAGGTTCGTTTGGTCGTTTGTCTTGGTGAGTTGTTGCATAAGAGCAGCGAGAGCGGGGTCGCAATTGGCGTGTGCAACGACAATTTCACCAATTTCTTGCTTCATCCTGTCGCTAGGGCCAGAGGAAACTCCGTAATTTGATTCGTCACTCACATTGACCTCCAGGTCATAAACGCGCCGATATTGGCGCAACCCCAGTCCTTGGGCTTGCAGGCGTAGGACTGGGGAATCCTTGCGTGTGGCAGGAGGCTACTACTGGCCGATGGTCGGGCGTTACTGGGGATTCGTACAGGCGGCTTTGGCGCTCCCCGTGGATGGTGGTAGATTGCCGCTATCTACAGGGAGGCAAGAGAATGCTCATATTGGCTTGGCTGGTTATGGCCATACTTACCGCAATAGCTGCAAACGCGAAGAATAGATCTGCGATAACGGGTTTCCTGGTGGGGGCATGCTTTCCACTTGCCGGCCTAATAGGCTTCTTGATTGTTAAGCCGCTTCCACAACGGGCAGGATCTATTCCAAAAGGTCTCCTTGTTACAAGCTCAGGTGAGCGCGAGTGCCCGCACTGTGCTGAACTTATCAAGATGCAGGCCAGCAAATGCAAGCATTGCTCCGCTGATGTCACCCCTATCACTGAAGAGCAAGCAAGGGTTGCGCACTCCCAGCTATATGAGCCAATGAGGCGAAGTCGAACACTAATCGTGTGTGCTATCGGGGTAGTGATAGTGACCGCTTCATATTTATACCAATCATGATTATTGAAACCCGCTAAGGCGGGTTTTTTTACGCCCGGAGAAAAGTATGACGTCGATTGCCGAGCTTGGGATCAAGGTCGATTCGACCGATGCAACGCAGGCGAGCTCTGACTTAGACAAGCTTGCTGCCGCAGGGTCCAGGGCGGAAAAGGCAGCCGAAGGTGTATCGAAGGGTGCGGACAAAGCCTCCGCGTCTTTGAAAAAACAGAAAGACGAGCTCGCCGATCTTCTTGGAGAAATTAACCCGACAGTAAAAGCTCTTGGCAGACTTGATGAACTGGAAGCGAAGCTCGCGCGGCACAAAGGCGTCGGCCTGGACGCGTCGACTTTCAGCGAATACCAAGGAAAAATTCAGCAGTCCAGAGAAGCTCTGGGCCGGTTTGATGACTCAATAAATCGTACTGGCAATACTGCAAAACAAAATGCCGCAGCTCTCAGGATGCTACCTGCACAGTTTTCGGACATTTTCGTTTCGCTGCAGGGCGGTCAAGCGCCGCTGACTGTTTTTCTCCAGCAAGGCTCGCAAATCAAAGATTCATTTGGCGGGATTGGAGCAGCAACCAAGGCCCTTGGTGGATACATCGGCGGGCTCATAAGCCCTGTCACTATAGCTGGCGCCGCTCTTGCTGGGCTGGGCCTGGCCTTCTACAGCGCTCAGAAAGAGGCCTCTGATTTCAATAAAGCGCTTTTCTCTGGAGCAGCGAGCACAAGCTTCACATCAGATGGACTCTCTTCCATCGCTACCGCTGCATCTGTACTGACAGGAAGCTTTTCGCAAGCAAAAGAGGCGGTAATGGCTCTCGCGGGCAGCGGCCGGCTCAGCGAGAAGCAGTTTGTGAGCCTCGCAAATGCCGCCGCGGCAATAGGTGAAGTTACCGGCAAGAGCGCTGGCGAGGTGGCAGCGTCTCTTGGGGGCATGGGCGATAACGCAACGAAAGCTGCGCAGAAAATCAGCTCTCAATACGGCCTTCTAACCGCCGCACAATACGAAGCTATCGCAGCGCTCGACGAGCAGGGCAAGAAGCAAGAAGCGCTCGACTTGCTTGGAGAAACACTTAACACCAATGCCCAGAAGCGTTTGGAGCGTTACAAGCAGTCGCTGTCTGGCGTAGAGGCCGGATGGGATGCGATCGGCAGCGCAATCAGCAGGGCGTATCGGAATGTCCGGTCCGAGTTGTTCCCGGATGCCAAAAAAGAAATAGAAATCCTTGAACGGATCATTAAGACCCGCCAAGACGGGGGCATTGCAGGTGCCATATCTTCCGGTTTGAGCAAGCTGAACTCTGGTCTAGGGCTGGCAGACGGCGAGAATGACGACTCCACGGCAGCGCTTCAAAAGCGTCTTGCAGGCCTGAAAGCTATCGCAGCGGCGAGCGAGAAAGCGGCGAAGGATCAGGGGGATGCTGATAGGGCAGAGCAAGCAAGGATTGACGCTATCGGGAAGTGGGATGCTCGCCAAAAGAGTAACCTAACAGGCCGAGCGAAGCTTGAAAGCGATATCAAAGACGCCAGACAGCTTGGCATGGAGGCTGGGCGCTCCGAGGTGGAGATCGAGAAAGAGATTGCAGGGATTCGAGAGAAATTCAATAAAAGTCAGCCTAAAAATGGCGTAGACCTCACCTCGTTCAATAGCGCAAAAAACAATCTATCTGACATCGTCAACGACTACAAAAACGCTCAGAAAGAGTTGGACGCGGAGCAGAAGCGCGGCGCTGTATCGCTAATTGACTATGCCAAGCAGCGGTCAGCCCTGATCAAGCAGGAAAGGGATGACGTAACTGCTGCATACCAGGCTGAGATCGATGCGCTGGAGGCGGCCAAGGCCAAAAAGGGTACAACCGCGGCGCAGAGCATCCAGATCGATCAGAAGATCGCCGATGCGCGGCAGGGGATGGTCAAGGCGCAGAAGGATGCAGACAGCCAGCTCAAAGTGCTCTCTTCGAACGAGAAGGGCCGCATTGAGCAGCTAACTGTTGCTTCGCAGGCGTACGTCGAGCAACTGGAGCGGCAACGCAGAGCGTTGTCACTCACGGGCGACCGAAACGCTTCGGCGGTCGGCATGGGTGACCGAGAGTCAGGCCTGCAGCGCGACCTTGATGCATCGCGTGACAAGTTCAACGACGAGCGCGCCAAGCTGCTGGATCGACGCAAGACCGCTCCGGACAAGTACAGTAAGGAGGACTACGAGAACGACCTGGACAGTCTTCAGGATGCCGAGGTTAAGTATCGGGACACTGTAGTCGACAACTACGGAAAGATGTCCGAGGCGCAAGGTGATTGGAGGAAGGGGGCAACCTCTGCCTACCACAACTATCTCGAGTCTGCGCGAGATGTCGCAGGGCAAACTCGCAGCCTGTTCACCAACGCTTTCAGCTCCATGGAAGACGCGGTGGCCAGCTTCGTCACCAACGGCAAGTTTTCGTTCGCTGACTTCACCAAATCGATCCTCGCTGATATGGCGCGGATCGCCACGCGGCAGGCTGCTTCCGGCTTGCTGTCGGGCCTGGCGGGCACTGCCATCGGCGCCTGGTTTGGCGGTGGGTCAGCGGCGGGAGCAGGTGCCGGCAGTTTTGGCTCAAGCATCGGCAGCGCTCTTGTAGAAGGGCGAGCATCTGGCGGCCCGGTTGATCCAAATACCCTGTACGAGGTAAACGAAAAGGGGCCAGAGCTGTTCAGTCAGGGCGGCCGGTCGTACTTGATGACCGGTGCGCAGGGCGGCAGCGTCACGCCGTTAATGACGGGCGGCAGCTCAATCATGGCTGCGGCCGGCGGTGGCGGAGGTGGAAACACCTACAACTTCCCCGTGTCGGTGTCCGTGCAAACGGCAGGCGCTGGCGGCAACGCAACGCAGGAAGACACCACGCAGCTCGGCAAGGGTATCCAGCAGGCCGCCAAGACCGAGGCAGAAACCGCTATTTCCAAAGGGTTGCAACCTGGCGGCTCAATCTGGCGCCTGATCAACGGGAGGTAACCATGGCGATTGAAACGTTCACTTGGCCCACCCAGCACGGAGAGGCGCCCGATATCACCTATCGGGTGCGCACCTCCCAGTTTGGGGATGGCTACAAGCAAGAGGTCGGGGATGGGATCAACAATAAGGTCGATGCCTACCCGATCACCCACACGGGCAATACCGCGACAGCAGCGGCCATGATGGCGTTCTTCGACCGGCATCAGGGTGCGAAGGCCTTCTTGTGGACCACGCCACTTGGCCAACTCGGCCTGTTCACCTGCAAGAACCCAACCCCTACGCCCATGGGCGGGGGCGTATTCAAAGTGACAGCGACGTTCGAGCGCGCTTTCCATCCGTAAAGGTCAATCCATGTCGCTGATCAATGCTATCCAGACCCTTGAGCCTGGCAACGAAGTCATGCTGTTCGAACTGGACGGCAGCGATTACGGCGCCGATGTTCTGCGCTTCCACGGCCATGCGATCCCGCATACACCTGCCGAACTGATCGCCGCCGGCGGCAACGCTGACCAGTTGCCGGCCAAGTCGATTTGGTGGAAGGGCGAAGAGTACGGTGCCTGGCCCATGCAGTACGAGGGCAGCGAGGCGAATGGCGACGGCACCGCGGTACGGCCCAAGCTTTCGGTCGGCAACGTGAACGGGCGAATCACCGCGCTTTGCTTGGCCTTCGAGGATCTGCTCGAGTTCAAGCTGACCATTCGCAATACGCTGGCCGAGTTTCTCGATGCCGTGAACTTCGAAGGCGGCAACCCCGCGGCCGATCCCACTCAGGAATCGATCGAGGTCTGGTATGTCGACCAGAAAACCAACGAGGACGGCGAGACAGTCAGCTGGGACCTGGCCAGTCCGGGCGATGTCGGCGGCGAGACGATCGGCAGGCAGATGACCACTCTGTGCCACTGGTGCCTGACGGGGGGTTACAGAGGCCCCAATTGCGGATACACGGGACCTTACGTCACGAAGGATGGCGTGGTCACCGACAACCCTGAACTGGATATGTGCGACGCCACCCTGGGCAAGGGATGTATCCCCCGCTTCGGCGAGGGCAACGCCTACCCATTCGGGGGCTACCCCGCCGTCTCCCTTATAGCCCGGAGCTGACCATGCGCAAACACATCATTGCGGCCATCCAGGCGCATGCGGCGGCCGAGTACCCGAAAGAGTGCTGCGGCCTGGTGCTGGCCGTAGGCCGAGCGCAGAAGTACTTCCAGTGCCGGAACATCGCAACAGAGCCAAACGAAGAGTTCAGGCTTGATCCAGAGGACTACGCTGCGGCGGAAGTCCAGGGCGAGGTGATCGGCATCGTTCACTCCCACCCAGACGCCACCAGCCGGCCGTCATCGCGCGACCTGGCCATGTGCGAGGCTACGGCCTTGCCCTGGCACATCCTGTCATGGCCTGAAGGCGACCTTCGCACCATCACGCCCACCGGCAGCACGCCGCTGCTCAAGCGACCGTTCGTGCATGGCGCTTGGGACTGTTGGCAGGTCTGCGCTGACTGGTACCAGCGTGAATGGGGACTGGAATTCGAAGCCTTCCAGCGCACCGAGGGATGGTGGGAGAGTGCAGACAGCACCAGCCTGTACGAGGCGAACTACGCCGCCGCCGGCTTCGAGCAAGTCGACACGCCGCAGCGCGGTGACATGATCGTAATGGAGGTAGGTCGCACGGCTCACCCGAACCACGCTGGGATATATCTGGGCACCGAACCGGCTCTGCCTGGTGAGGACTCCGGCGTGTTCGGCCCTGGGCCCTTCGTCCTGCACCACCTCTATGGCCGGCCATCAGAGGTGATCGTCTACGGCGGCCCTTGGCTTCAGCGAACCCGCTTAATTCTTCGACACAAGGAGGCCCGATGAGCGCCATCGTTTATTCGCCGATGACCACCATTAAGCTGTCCGGCTCGCTGGCTCAAAAATTCGGCAGGCTGCACCGGCGCCAGGTCGGGTCTGGCGACACTTGGGAGGTATTCCGGGCGCTGAAGGCCACGATTGACGGATTCGAGGCCGAGATTCGCCGCCTCGACCGCCTGGGCCTTCGCTTCGCCATCTTCCGCAATCGAAAGAACGCTGGCCTGGACCAGTTCGGCATGGGTGGTACTAAGGAAGTTAGGATTGTTCCAGTAGTTGAGGGCGCGAAGCGAGCAGGACTGCTACAGACGGTTCTCGGCGTCATCCTGATTGCCATGAGCACCATAACCAACGGCGCGACCCTGGCGCCGGGTATCGCGCTCACTGCCGGCGGCGTGATCCAGATGCTCAGCCCACAGGCTGCAGGCCTCAAGCAGAGTGCTTCGCCTGAAAACATGCCCAGCTACGCATTTGGCAGCGCCAAGAACACCACGGCCAGCGGCAACCCTGTCCCGATCTGCATCGGTGAGCGGCGGTGGGGCGGGGCAATCATCTCGGCATCGATCTACGCCGAAGACAAGACATAACCACGACGCATCGAGCAAGCCGGCCATGAGCCGGTTTTTTATTGCCTGGAGGAAAGCATGGGCGCAGCACAGAAGCTGGATATTCACGGCGCCAAAGGTGGCGAGAGCAAGCCAAAGGCACCTGTAGAGGCTCCCGACAGCCTACGCTCCACCAACGTGGCCAAGATCCTGATCGCCGTGGGCGAGGGTGAATTCGACGGCACACCAACCGCGCGCGATATCTTCCTCGACAACACCCCGATCCAAGATGCCAGCGGCAATTTCAACTTCAACAACGTCAAGTGGGACTGGCGGCCGGGCTCTGTTGAGCAGACCTATATTCCAGGCATTCCGTCTGTCGACAACGAGACCTCTCTGAATATTGAGCTGCGCAGCGGTGCGCCATGGGTCCAGTCACTGACCAACCTTCAGCTTTCAGCCGCCCGTATCCGCCTTGCCACACCTCGTCTTGCGAGCCAGGACGCCGAAAACAACATTAACGGCTACCGTATCGAGTATGCGGTCGATGTGGCAACCGATGGCGGCGCGTATCAGGAGGTTCTGGTGGGCGCCATGGATGGCAAAACCACCACCCGCTACGAGCGGTCTCTGCGTATTGATCTGCCACCGGCTACCAGCGGCTGGCTGATCCGCGTTCGACGCCTCACGCCAAACTCCCAGAACACCGACAAGATAGCCGACAGCCTATTCATAGCTGGCTACACGCAGGTGATCGACGCCAAGTTGCGCTACCCAAACACGGCGCTGCTGTTCGTCGAGTTCGACGCCGAGCAGTTCACCAACATCCCGGCCGTGACCGTGAAGTGCAAGGCCCGCCGCTGGCAGGTGCCGAGCAACTACGACTCGGTGGCCCGCACCTACTCTGGCGCCTGGGATGGCACCATGAAGGAGGCCTGGACCAATAACCCGGCCTGGATCACCTACGGGATCTGCACCCAGGACCGTTTCGGTCTGGGCCGCCGCATCAAGCCGTGGATGGTGGATAAGTGGGAGCTGTATCGCATTGCACAGTACTGCGACCAGATGGTGCCGAATGGTGCCGACGGCGTGGAGCCACGCTTTCTGTGCGACATGAACCTGCAGGGCAAGGCCGACGCCTGGTCGCTGTTGCGCGACATCGCCGGCATCTATCGCGGGATGACGTACTGGGCCCAGGGCCAATTAGTCATGCAGGCCGATATGCCTCGGGCGCAGGACATCGATTACGTCTTCACCCGGTCCAACGTCATCGACGGCAAGATCTCCTACGGCAGCGCCTCGGCGAAGACCCGCTTCACTCGCTGCCTGGTCAGCTACGACAACCCACTCAACAACTACGACACTGACGTCACGGTCTACTCCGACCTGCCACTCCAGCGCCGCCTGGGCGACAAGCCGACGGAGATCAGTGCCATCGGTTGCACTCGGGCATCAGAAGCCCAGCGCCGCGCCAAGTGGTTGGTACTGAGCAACAACCAGGACCGCACCATTAGCTTCAGGACGGGCATGGAAGGGCGCATTCCGCTGCCAGGCTTCATTATCCCTGTCGCCGACTCGCTGCTGGCGGGCCGGGAGATCGGCGGGCGCATTGCGGCAGCGGCGGGGAAGGTCATCACCCTGGACCGCGACACCCTGGCCAAGGCCGGCGACCGGCTTGTGATCAACCTACCCGGCGGGCGAGCGGAAGGGCGCACAGTGGAGAGCGTGAACGGCCGCAACGTAACCGTTACCGTCGCCTACAGCGAGGCACCGGCCGCACAGCTGCAGTGGGCAATCGACGCTGACGACCTGGCAATCCCTCTATATAGAGTTATGAGGACCGCTCGGACGCCTGAGGGCGATTACGACATTAGCGCTTTGCAGTACGAGCCAAGCAAGTTCGCTAGCATCGACACGGGCGCACGCCTGGAAGAACGCCCGATCAGCGTCATTCCTATTACTGTCGTTCCGGCGCCCGCCAGCGTCACCATCACTTCGAACGTATCGATCGACCAGGGCATAGCCATTAGCACCATGAACATCTCATGGCCCGCTGTTGCTGGCGCCGTCGCCTATGACGTGGAGTGGCGCAAGGACAGCGGCAACTGGTTCAAGGTGCAGCGCACGGGCTCGACAAGCGTCGACGTCACCGGCATCTACTCGGGCGCCTATATCGCCCGTGTGCGTTCGGTGAGTGCCTTCGAAATTTCTTCGATCTGGAAGAACTCTAGCCTGACCAACCTTGAAGGCAAGACAGGCCTGCCACCGGCGGTGTCGTCCCTCACCACTAAAGGCGAACTGTTCGGGATCAGTATCAAGTGGGGCTTCCCTGCTGGCGCCGAGGATACCCAGCGGACAGAGCTGTGGTATGGACCAGCGAACAACCTGGAGGCGGCGACGAAGCTGGCCGACCTCGCATACCCGCAGGCCGACTACCGTATGCAGTCGCTTCTGTCAGGGGCAACGCTGTTCTTCTGGGCGCGCCTGGTGGATCGCACCGGGAACATTGGCCCGTTCTATCCGACCGTAAACGGAGTGATGGGCCAGTCTGTTTCGGACGCTTGGCCGCTCCTTGAGCAGGTCAAGGGGCAGATTGATGAATCATCGCTGGCTCCAGCCCTCAATGGACGCATCAATCTGATCGACGGCGATGGGCCTGGGTCTGTGAACGCTCGAAATGAGCAGCTTAGAAAGGATCTAGAGGCGCAAATCAAGCCATATGTTGATGCGCTGTTGTGGGATGCAGCAAAGGCTTACGCCAAGGGTGACATCGTTCGTCAGGGAAACAAGCTGTACCAAGCCCTCGCGGCTAACACTGGCTCTCAGCCGCCCAGCGCAAACTGGAAAGACGTCGGCGACATCCTCACTGATGCGAACGCTTTGGCCATACGGGTTGATAACCTCGACCAGGAAATCAACGTAGTTGATGGAAAGGTGATTGCCACTCAGGAGCAGCTTAACCAGCTCCAGACAAAGGTAAATGACCCGGTAACTGGCCTGGCGGCTACGGCAAATAACGTTACCCAAGTGAATCAGCGAGTAGACAACGTCGATGACAAGCTGACCGCGCAGACAGAGCGAATTGACGGTGTGTACGCTGAAATCAATGCGCCTATGGCTGGTTCTGAGAATGACCTGGCTGGCGGAACGCAGGGCTATGCGGGCGTTTGGTCTATCCAGTCTGCCATTACCGATGGTGACTACGCCCAGGGCAAGCTCACTCAAACTGTCGAAGCTCAGGTCATCAAAAACTACGCCACATATGAGGAGACAACGACCGCGCTCGTCAATCAGCAGACTGCTACGACCAACCAAGTAACGGCTCTTCGCTCCGATTTTGACGGGAACAAAGCCACCGTACAGACGCAGATTAAGACGGTATCCGATCAGGCGTCAGCCACCGCAAGCCAGACCACTCAGCTGCAAACAACCGTTAACGGCCACACCCAGCAGTTCCAGCAACAAGCAAGCATCAACCAAGACGTAAACGGAAAGATCACCGGCACCTACTCGTTGCGGTTCAAGTTCGACGTGAACGGTTCGCCTTACTCAACCGGGGTAGGATTTGGCATTGAAACCGGTGATAACGGTCAAGTTACTTCACGCTTCGTTATCCAAGCCGACCAGTTTGCAATCTACAACGGCGCGGTAGGGGCGGCAGGGTCAAGCGTGCCATTCGCGGTGAACGGGACAGAAACCTACATCAAGTCGGCATTCATCCAGGATGGGACGATCACCAATGCGAAGATTGGGGCCTACATCAGCTCGACCAACTACATCGCCGGACAGCAGGGTTGGATCCTGAACAAAGATGGAACCGTCGAAATCAACGGGGTGGTGCCAGGCCAGGGAAGATTAATGATGACAAATCGGTCGCTGCGCTTCTGGGACGCTAACGGTGTGAAGCGAGTACAGCTAGGGGATCAAACAGAATGAGCTCAGGTCTAAGAATGTGGTCCTCTAACGGAACACTAGAGTTTGATACAAGCCTATCTACATATCGCATTGTTCTATCAGTGCTTGTGTCTTATTCGCCAGGATCATCAGGACCAAGAACCAGAACATTTGCCGCGCCTAATTGCAATGTAAATAATGCAATTTGTTTCTTGCTGCCAATTAACAACGATACCTCACAGGTGTCGTCTAACAATCAGCTTGAATGTGAAATGGGAACGAACGAGGTGTATGTCAGGAATTTCCTTGCCGCTAGGCCAAGCGATTCTGTTTCTACTGCAACCATGCGTCTCATCGTCGCAAGGTGGGCGTGATGAGTTACGGGTTGCAAGTGGTAAATGATTCTGGGGCTATATCCCTCGACTCTGAATATGCAAGGTTGTGCGTTTTTCATAAAGGCACCTATAACTCGGGGACGTCTGTTGTCTTTCAGAACGTAGTCGACACGCAGGAGCCACCGCTTGTTTTTATCAGGCCGCCGAATAATGGCTCACTGATTCAGCTGGGCGTTCTTCTTGAAGGTTCAGCGGGGGCATGGACGGGCGCTACCGTGACATCGGGACAAGTTCACTCTGGAAGCCTATTCGTAGCGGCCTTTTCATCTAAGCCCCTCGCTACATATGGGTTGAGGATGTGGGGCGCTGATGGCAAGCAGATATTTGACTCTGCTACACAGGCGGCTGTGTTTACGAGAGCCCTTCAGAATTGGACCTATACACATACAACCTATAGCACTCAGGGACTACCGACGAATTGGTACTCTGTTCCAATGAGTTATCAGCTTGGTGATTATTTAATGGTGAACAACGGCAGAATGCCAATGATGGCGGGAAATAATGAGTCCAGAGCAACAGGGCTGCGATATGATTTTCCGGCCGGGCTTATCAGATTTAGCGTCACTACCGTGACAAACCCAACATACTTTTCGCTCGCTGCGGTATTTGGGAAGCTGGCTGTTTAATTGTCTTTTAAAATAGGGGTTTAATTTAATGGCAAGACAAAGCATTAATCTCGGCACGGCGCCGACAGGTCAAGGCGGCGATACGTTTCGTACTGCCAGCCAGAAGAATAACGACAACTCGAACGAGCTTTATACTGCCCTTGGGGCTCCGGCTAACGGACAGTTGCCAGCAGCGCTACCCGTTGCAAAAGGCGGCACGGGCGGGAATACGCCGAGTTCTGCCCGGCAAAACTTAGGGCTGGGAGCGGCCTCAACTAAAAGCTTTGGGTTGCAAGACGGCGAGCTTATCCCTGCGGGTACTTACAGTGGGTTTTATTCGAACAATGCGCCGACGACATATCAAGCAGATAGGCCTGGCGAACCCGGCCAAGGTGGTGCTTTTTCCAGACTTGGCGCTCCCGGCTCGTCTTCAGGCTTGTCGTACAGCACGGTTATCCGTATTCCCTATGCTCAGGACTTCGAGGCGCAGTTGCTCATCCCCGTTGCTCAAGGCACCGGTAACTTACATTTTAGAACCACGGAATCTAACAGTGGCGGCGCATTCGGCCCCACATACAAGCTTTATCACACAGGCAACACCACCCGCGGTTCCGGCGGTGCGCTTTCTGCGGCATCGCCAATCCTGAGAATTGCGAGTGTGTCCGCCAGCGAGCGCCGCGACCTGCAAGAGGAATCGTTTCTCCCCGCCGGCGAATGGGGTGTGGCCAACGATGAGGCACGCGGCGTTATTGTTGAGCGCCTCGGCGTTGGCGAGTATCGGGTGACGGGAAGCCTTGGCCTGGCACTGGAGGGCTGGCGGACCCACGACCCAAGCTCCCCTGACGGTGGGCGGATGCTTGGTATCACCGACAGCCATCAGGAAGAGGACGGCACTGTCATCATTCGCCTATTCAAACAGCGCTGGACGCTCACCGACGACGGGGAGATGGTGCCGGGCTGGGGCGCACCTATGGATGTCCCGCTGAATAGCTGGATCGATGTGCGGCTTGAAATGCCAAAGGTCGATACGCCGCCGCCACTCAGATCGACCGAAGAATAGCAGCCCGCCAATTGAGCGGGCTTTTTTACGCCTGGAGAAAAGCATGTCGACCACCGAAACTCGCGGGGTACGCAACAAAAACCCCGGAAATATCGATTACAACCCGGCCAACCAGTGGCAGGGCCAGTTGAAGCCAGACCCTGCGGTAGAAAAGCGCTTCGCCAGGTTCGATACGCCCGAGAATGGTATTCGCGCCCTGGGCAAGCTGCTGCTGACTTATCAGCGAAAACATGGCCTGAAAACTGTGAAGGCGATCATCAGCCGGTGGGCGCCGTCGGTAGAGAACGACACTGCGGCGTACGTGCGCTCGGTCGAAGCGAACACCGGCACCCGGCCTGGCGCCGAGGTGGATCTGGCCCGGCCCGCCGTAATGGCTGGCTTCGTCAAAGCCATCATCCATCACGAGAACGCAGGCTATGCCTACCCTGATGCGGTGTTGGCCGAAGGCGTACGGCGGGCGCTGGCATGACGCCGGTACAGAAGCTGGCCGGCCTGGGGCTGGCAATCCTGCTGGCGCTGGGCATCGGTTTTGGCGGGGCATGGCAGGTTCAGGACTGGCGTCTGGGCAAGAAGATGGCCGAGCGTATTGCGGAGCAGGGCGCCCACCACCAGAGGGAACTGGATGCAATCACTGGCGAGGCCTGGCTTCAGCAGTCGGCCGAGCTGGATAAGCGCCTAGCCACCGAGCAACAGCTCGCGCTCCAGGACCAACAACACACGAAGGAATTATCCGATGCCCAACGCAACCAAGCTCGCCTGCGTGACCAGCTTGCTACTGCTGATGTCCGGCTGTCAGTCCTCCTTGCCGAGGATTCAGCCAGTGGCTGCAACGTGCCTACCACCCCCGGCACCGCCGGCGTGGTTCATGCAGCCCGTCGAGCCCAACTTGACCCAGCGCATTCTCAAAGAATTATCCGCATCACCGATGACGGGGATAACGCCATAATCGCTTTGCGTGCTTGCCAGGCGTATGTGAGTGCTATTGCACCGTATTAAGTCTTTGTTTTATAGCCAGAAAATTCTGTGATAAACGGTGCAACCCAGTGATGCTGCGGCCTGCACGGGTGTTCAAAGATCAATACACATTTTACCCACAGTGTTATCCACAGGCAGTGCGTTGCTAACCCCTCAAAAACGCATTATCTTGTATCTGGGCTCTGGGAAAGGCCTATATATAGTGTCTCAAGTTGTCAGAAGGGGAGGGGCGATCGGGATGGTGGTACTGGTGCTGGTTTAGGTTGGTCAAGAAATTCATTGCACGCTACAAATGAAAAGGCCCCGCAAAAGCGAGGCCAGGAATTCAATGCGGCAATTAAGCTGCTTGCTTGGCGCCTACATGGGATGCCAATGCTTTTTCGGTAGCGTCCAGCTTACGCTCGATAGATTCGAGAATAGCGGTGGCGCGTTTGGCCAGTGCGGCAAATTCGAAATCGCTTAGCTTTTTCACAGGAATGACCTCATATCTAGTTGTTTAACAAAGCTTTCGAGAGCGTCAGCATCGTCTTCGTCGATTGCTTTCGCTATCCCTTCCATGCATCCCACGTATTCCTGCGCTTTTTGCGCTGTGTGGGGATCGTCAATCTGACTCGCTAGCAGATCAATGATCGAGCACACCTCCCTGAACTGTGCTGCTATTTGTGCGTACGTCGGGTTTTCAAGCTTCAGGACGCTTATAGAATAGTTTTTTGCTTGGTGCAAAACACGGTTTGCAGCATGTAGCACGTTGTCGTACAGAATTGCAACCGTTTTCTGCTTCTGATTAAGCTCTTCCTGAACCATTCCCGACGATCCTGATGTTTATAAAAGGTCGCGGGATTCTATAGCTATTGGTGAGACTGTCAACCTTCGCCAAAAGTCACAATCCAAATATGGGCTACGTTAGTGGTCTCGTCAATACGATTGACCTAACAGGTTCATGAAGCTTTTCTATGAAGCAAAATCGTAGCGAAAGCATGATGAATCCTACGTTACGGTTGTTTCATTATCTCTACAACGTTAGTCAATTTGGGTGTATTAACGTGCGATTTCAATGATCCCCGTTCGTCGGGTTTTCAGTCGATGGATTCGAAACCATCTTCGTTCAACAGATTTCACTGTATAAACATACAGTAGTTTTTGCAAGGTCATTTGTCGTTGAATGTTGTAGACCTTATAGGGCGTACCAGAAGAGCGCTATAAAGCGCGGCTGGCCCTGGCGAATGACTTGAAGGAGCAGGGCCTGATAGATGAGGGTGAGTGGCGGGTACTGACGGAAGAAGCTGTAGCAGCCTATTCAGATGAGCTCGGGTGAAGCTCATGCAGTGCTTTTAACTCTGCCAGCAGTCGTTGATTCTCACGCATGAAGTGATCGCGCTGCCCGGCCACAAGCCTAATACTGAGCACTCCAGGCTCTGTGAGCGAGCCCTTAAGGTCGGCGAGCTCTGAGCTTGCCAGGCTTAACTGCTGCTCGGCCTGAGCCTTGCCTTTCATTAGCAGGTCATTCATCTGGACCAGTCCGGCGATATTCGCCCGTGCTCTGCGCAACATGCGCTCTGTCTCGACCAGTTCATCTACGAGGATTGAGCATTGGTGCTTGTACATCTCCAGCGGAGTGGGGCAACCGAGCCAATCATCGGTGTCCATGTCAACGTTCAT